TGTTAGAGTATCTATAGATTCATTTATAGGTAATTTAATACGATATTATAAATGGTATGACGATATCGATGTATCATTAGATTTTTATAATATAAAAATAATATACTATGAAGATTTTGTTAGTGATTATCTATATATAGGAAAATCGTTTAATTTTCTCGATATACCATTATATAGTACGTACACAAATAAATCACCATATGATTATAAAGATATTATTTTAAATTGGAAAGATTTATATTCTATATATAATAATGCAATTGCTTACAATAAGCACGGATTTGAAAGTTTTGACCAATATATGAACTATTATATATTAGATCAATATAACGATAGAGACGATAAATTTAGTTTATGAAAATTTATATTGTAATTGAAATGCACGTAGCAACCGGAAGAATTCTAAGAATTGTCGAAGTATATGACAATTATGAATCAGCATTAGCATATGTTGATAGTTGGAAAAAACTTTTCAAAAAAGACGACCCTTACAAATTTGAAATTATCGAAAAAGATGTAGTAACTAACGATGTTGCCAAAAATTAGATAAATCATACTTAACTGAGTTGTCTTTTGATCGAATGAATTCTTTTTCTGCTTGATAAAATGTTGACTGTTGAACAAAAAGAGGAACTTGACTATAATCAGTGACAATATCCAATGCTAGATTTTTATTAAATTCTAGTTTTTCTTTAATCTGATTATATTGAGAAACTAAGTTATTGTTAGAAATATTTTTCATATTTTCAACAATCATATTTGTTCTAAGAGTTAAATCATCAACTCTATCAAATTTATAATCGATAATTTCATCATACAATAAAAAACCTAAATTTTCTAAATGTTTATGATATCGAGGTAATGCTAACGCAATAAAGGGCTTTCCTAGCAATAACGGAATCCAAGTTTTTTCAGTTACAATACCTCTTCTAATAGTAGATTCAGGAACAAGTTGAAAAAATGAATAGGCATATTCTTTGGGAACAGTAAACATATTATTCCAACCGTCAAATGAATCGGTTAAAGATAATCTTACTTGATTCCAATATTTCCATTCGTAATTTGTTGGATTTTCAAGACGATTCCATGAGATTGCATTACTTTCGATTAAATTTTCTCTAGATAAAAAATCAATTAATTGACATCGATGATAGTGTGCATTGTGATTTAAACTGAGAAAGGGATATTTAAAATTAGTGTTTGACGAAATAAGATCAACATCGTTATGATTTAGAAACATGGCTGTTAATGTTCCTAAATATGTACTCCATTGATGAACTTTACCGATCATACAAAATTGTCGAACATCATTTAATTCATGTCCACCTAATACAAAATTAATATTAATTTTATCACTGAGAGAATGGTCCCATTCTCTCCACCATGCTCCTAGGACATCAAATTCATGTGCATTAAACACATTAATAGCTGTAGGATTAAATTTTTCGATGTCTTGTTGTATTATTTTTAATGAAAGGTTTAGTCGATTGTAATTTAAAGTTGTCATAGTGTTATTTAATTAAGAAATCGTTGACAGATAAATAAAAGGCTGTATAATACAGTACATAAGTTAGGGAAATAACTAACTTGCTCTTTAACAATTTAATTTTTATATGCTCCCGTCGACTAGCGGTTAGGTCATCGCCCTTTCACGGCGGCGACACCGGTTCGAATCCGGTCGGGAGTACACTTTTAATAAATACATGATGAAAACAATTTTTTATCTGTATCAAGTTACAAACACAATAAACAACAAAATTTATGTTGGTGTTCATAAGACAAAAAACATAAATGATGGCTATATGGGATCTGGAAAGATCATTAAATCAGCTATTAAAAAATATGGAATTGAAAATTTTCAAAAAGATATACTTGAATTTTTTTCGACAGAAGTTGAAATGTTTAATCGAGAAAAAGAGATTGTAACAGAAGATTTTTTAGCACGAGAAGATGTTTACAATTTAAGAAGAGGAGGTCACGGGGGTTTTGATCATATAAACAGCAAACCTTATACAATGACACCTAACAGAACAATCGGGCATCAAAAAAGAAGTGAAAAACTCAAAGGCCGAAAAAATATCGTATTGAGTGAAATACTTAAACAAAAACATAAATTAGGATCTGTTAAGATTCCTGATTGGACTGGTAGAAAACATAAAGTTGATACTATTGAAAAAATGAGAGGTCTTAGACCACAATCTTCAGGAAGTAATAATTCACAATATGGAAGTATGTGGATTTATAATGAAGAGCTAAAACAAAATAAGAAAGTACCTATTACTGATCCTATTCCTGATGGATGGGTAAAAGGTCGTAAACTTAATTTTTGAGCCATATAAAAACATATTACGGTTGTACTATTTGAAGTTAGTACCTAAGTTGCAAACAAGCCACAGTAGTATGTTTCTATATGGTGAATGTGGGATACTGACCCACTTACGAGAGAGAGGACGGTTGTATAACAATTAGCCGTATTAGCAGAGTGAGCAAGACCGAGTAGGTACTCGTGTAGAATTAACTACACAAAGCTCGTGCAGGGTGCTTGGAAAACGGAAGGGCGAAGACACGTACCTTGATACGCCCGTCAGATGAATCCGAAAAGTGTTTTCCGAAATTGCCACAAGTTAGAGATCAGTGCTAACCACCATAACAATTTTCATTTAGTAGTGATATAGCTCGTTAGCCAATGTACACGGCTAACCTTGTTCAATTCGGAGTCCTGTGATACTAGTAAACAACATTTATAAAATGTTGACATCAGGCAGAAAAGAATAGTAAACTGTATCACTACTAAATTATATTTTAATATCTATATAGTAAATTAATGAGAACTATATGAGAATAGTTAGATTAGACACAGATGGCATGTATGGTGTTATTGATTATGGTCTTAGCTCTTATATTGTAACAATTCGGACAGTAAATTTAGAAGGACTTAATGCTACACTTATTATGAAGTCTTTTGGAAACTGTGTAAGTGCAGAAGACTTTTTACTCAAAGTTCTGTGTAATCCAACATTTTATAAGTTACAATATAGTTAAAGTTTTTGCCCGGGTGGTGGAATGGTAGACACTTTGAATAGATAAATAGATGTATGAAACTAATAGAAGAATACATCACAGAGTCGAAACAGAATAGACAATCACATTTGAATCTGTCTGAACCGTGTATTGAACGAGGTGGTCCGCAAAATGGAGGATTATCGAGTTATTGTAAAGGTTTAATGGCACATTTGTTAGATACTACGATTCCGTCGGGACACAAGATACATATATGTCACGCTTGTAATAATCAAAGGTGTAGTAATCCTAATCATTTGTATTGGGGAACAGCACAAGAAAACAAGTTGGACCAAAAAACAAATGGTGAAAAAACTATTTGGGAAAGAACTGTTGAAAAATATGGCTTAGAAGAAGCAAAGAAATTACAAGCAAAAGGTGATAAATCAGCGGGCGGAAAAGCAAATGCTGGTAAACCTAAAAGCGAAGAACATAAAAGAAAAATTGCCGCAAATCATAAAGGCGGTAAAAAAAGAAAATTGCCCCTATAGCCCAATTGGTAGAGGTGATGCGCTTAGAACGCATTCAGTGTTGGTTCGAATCCGACTAGGGGTACCAGTTTTGTTGTAAAGTAGATGTTGGGAAAGCAAAGCGTCGAAAACTTTGTGAGCAGGTGATCTCCGCGATGAGGCTAAACTAGTAACCTTGTACCAACTATTACTACGTACCTCTGTACCGGCCGGCCTAGTATAAACGGTTAAAATGGTTCCGAATGAGGGAGGCGGAACGTTTACAACAAATTTTTTCGGAAGGTTGCCAGAGTCTGGCTTATTGGAACAGTCTTGAAAACTGTCGGCGGCTAATAACCGTCCGTGGGTTCGAATCCCACACCTTCCTCCAATTTACATAATAACTACAATATGAAAAGAATATTTGTAGTTCATGATTATTTTACAAAAGAATCAGTAATTCCAAATGGATTTAATATGTCCTATGAAGAATTTAATGAACATCGTTATAAACTGTCTAGAACATCAAACGTTAAATTTAAAAATGATTCATTATTTCTTCAATTAACACCTATCCATAAAAGTACCATTTTATCATCAAATTTTCTTACAAAAGACGATAAAATTTATTATTTTGTACATTTAAATCGGAACGCGGGAGATTATCCTGAATTATATGATTATGGTATGAATCATTGGACCAGTTACATTGATGAGAAAATAATCGAATTAATTAAAAAAAAGAAAGTAACATTAGCACTTTCGATTTTTATCGAGACGTTAACGTTACAGGATATTAAAATTATAGGTAATAGACTTTTAAGTCATTTAGGCGAAATTAATTTTGAAATATGGACACCTTGGACATATCCTAAAGAGGACTGGATCAGAGTTATTGGAAGTTTAAAATACTATCGTTCAATTGTTGATGTTCCTTATTGGGAGATATCGGCTAAAAAATTGTATAATACAACTGGATTGATAATTAATCATAAAAGTAAGAAATACATTAATTTGTGTCGTAGATATACACCAGAACGAATTTTGGCACATACATATATATTATCTCATAATTTATTAGATTTGGGATATAACAGTATTCCTAGTCATGATACTATCACCGGAAGATCGTTAATAGATGTGGCCCGAGACTTGTTAGATAGTTATTCAGGTATTTTTAATAATGAGATTAGCTTATCATTAAGCTATTGGAAGGAAAATGATCAAGGAATTACATTAGATCAACCTCCTGTATCAGATTTTGATAGGACTCTTCATAAAGATCAATATTACGGGTTTAACAATTCGCCAGATTTAGAAAAATACTACAACGATAGTTATCTAAGTTTAATCGGCGAAGGATGTATGACCGTAGACAGTTACATGATTACAGAAAAAACTTACAGATCGATATTATATAAACATCTTTTCCTTATTATAGGACCTAAACATACTTTACAATCTTTAAGGGAAAAGGGGTATAAAACATTTAACAGCATTTGGTCCGAAGAATACGACAATATCGATGATGATGGAGAACGAATACAAACTGTTCTAAAATTATTTGAAAATATCATTATATCAAACAATCTCGAAACCCTGTACGAAAAAGCATTACCGATTATAGAACATAACTATAATTTCATGCATGAGAGAATAGAAAATTACATAAAAAACACAGGATATCATGAAACCTCTTAATATAACGTTAGACTACGATTTTAAATTTGTAATCAATGCTGATTATGATTCCAATGAATCTAGTTGTATTAATTATCTAGTGGTAGAACAAAAAGATACTTATGATAAGTACGGCGGTCTTCCAACTAGTTATTGTTATCAGAACACTTTAATACGACAATTATGGTGGGATAACACTCAACTTGATTTTCAAGAAATTGGACGTCAATTAGGCATGGAAGTTATTACTATAAGCACTATTCGACAAGATCCAGGATGCGTAATACCAGCTCATAGAGACGAATTTTATCAGATTAAACTGCGACATCCCGACAGAACCGAATCTAAAGTTAGAGCTAATATCTATCTTCAAGATTGGAAACTAGGGCATTTTTTACAATATGGAGATAATATCTCTACGCATTGGACTGCTGGACAAGGACATATGTGGGATCGAGAAACATTACACCTTAGTGCAAACGCAGGGTTAGAACCTAAATTTACTATGCAGATTTCGGGGTTTATTCTTTAATGCCGGTCCAAAGTCATAACGATTGGGATCAACTAGAAGAAATAGTTGTCGGAATTGCTGATTATGCAATGCTGCCGACAATTAATAAGAGTACCCATAGCTTTTGTTATGCAGGGGAAACCGTTGAAAACATTAAAAAGTTGCAAGGATCTCACAATCAAACCGTAATTGATGAAGCTAACGAAGATTTAGATAGGCTTGCGACAGAGTTAAAAACTTTAGGTGTGATTGTACATAGGCCAACGCCGATCGATCATAGTAAAGAATTTTCTACACCGGAATGGAAAACTACCGGATGGTATACATATTGTCCCAGAGACTTATTACTTCCTCTAGATAACACTATTATCGAATGTCCTAGTCCTATGCGAGCAAGATATTTCGAAACTCGAGCATATTATGATTTATTATATAAATGGATGTCCGAAGGCACAAGGTGGATATGTGCTCCAAAGCCTATTTTAAATGATGATAGTTATCAATTAGATGATCTTGTAGAACCAACACTATTAAACAAGGAAATAGTATTCGATGCTCCTAATATAGTACGATTAGGAAAAGATTTGTTGTTTCAAGTAAGCAATAGCGGAAATAAATTAGGTTATGACTGGTTAAAAAGTATTGTCGGAGATAGATATAATATTCATCTTGCAGAAAAATACTATAGTTTCAGCCATTTTGATTCTACCGTAATTCCATTGAGGCCCGGATTAGTTTTATTTAATGGTGATCGTTGCAACCCTAATTGGTATCCTCCAATTTTCGAGTCATGGGATAAAATTTTCTTTCCCGGTGAAAATGTAGTTGATATCGGAAGCAATTTGGAAAACGGAGTTAGTCCTTGTAGCAAGTATATAGGACTTAATTTTTTATCCGTAAATCCAGAATTAGTAATTTGCGATGAAAATCAAAATGAACTAAGGAGAGAATTAGATAAATGGGGAATTGAAACAATTGGACTTCCTATGAGACAAGCACGTACATTAAGTGGCGGATTTCATTGTGTTACTTTAGATGTTAAACGAAAAGGTAAGTTAGAATCGTATTTTTGATTTTTCTCTCTAATGTTATTGTAATCATACTAATTATAAATAGTCGAAACTAAGGATACTCAAATGATTACAAAACCAAGAGTGTTGTTTATACTTAAAAGACGACATGATTACAACCCAATAGAACACGATAAAATTAATCTTACTACAGGTCTATACAATTCGGTCAACTTTATGAATAAAATGTTGATTAGAGAAAATATAGAAACAAAAATTGTAGTTGTTGAAGATAATAATTGCATTGATCGCGAAGTTACTGAATACAAACCAACTCATGTTATAATCGAAGCATTATGGGTAGTGCCTACAAAATTTAGCGCACTACAAAAATTGCACCCTGATGTATCTTGGATTGTTAGATTACATAGCGACACACCATTCATTGCTGGTGAAGGAATTGCAATGGATTGGATAGGCGAATATAGCGGGTATCGTAATGTTATAGTTGCATGTAATTCACCTAAAATCTTACAGGAAATTAGAACTTATTTAAGAATTCGTAATAAGTGGCCTGAAAAACATACCGAAGAAAAAGTTATATATCTTCCAAATTATTATCCTAATTTCTATAAAAAGAAGGAACATAATTTTGAAAAAGATTACATTAATGTAGGATGTTTTGGCGCCGTTCGCCCGTTAAAAAATCATCTGTTACAAGCAATGGCGGCAATTAAGTTTGCAGATGCTGTAGGTAAAAAGTTACATTTTCATGTTAATTCAGGCAGATATGAAATGAAAGGCGAACCTGTGTTTAATAACTTAAAAGCGTTATTTGAACAATTAGCAAGTTCCGGACACGAGTTGATTATACATGGATGGATGCCTCGAGAAGAATTTTTGCAGATTTGTGCAGAGATGGATATCGGATTACAAGTTAGTTTAAGCGAGACTTTTAATATTGTTAGTGCAGATTTAATTAGTCAAGGAGTTCCGGTTGTAGGAAGTGCAGAAATTCCGTGGATGACTAACTGGACTCATGCAGACCCTGTAAAAAGTCAAGATATTGCACTTAAATTGCAAGCAACGTTTGACCACCCTCAAATTAATGTGTGGTTAAATCAACGAGGCTTGACAAAATACACAAATGAGACTAAACTTATTTGGAGTAGATATTTTAAAAAGAATTAAAGGGTTGTTAGCATAGTCGGCCTAATGCGCTGGCCTGTCACGCCAGAGACCACGGGTTCGAATCCCGTACAGCCCGCCAATTTTAGGATCTTTACAGCAAACCTTAATGGAAAATAAACTGATTTATACTCAGTTTTAGAAGGTTCAAATCCTTTACAATAAAAGATCCTGTTTAGTAAATACAAAAGAATTATGCCTGAGTGGTGGAATAGGTAGACACAACAGACTTAAAATCTGTCGCCCATAAAGCATGCCGGTTCGAGTCCGGCCTTAGGTACCAAATTAGGAGAGTTGGGTGAGTTGGTTTAAACCAGCAGATTGCTAATCTGTCGATTAGGGAAACCTGGTCCGAGGGTTCGAATCCCTCACTCTCCGCCAATTTAAATGATATATAAAGAGTACTTGGCAAGTAGCTCAGACGGTAGTAGCAAGTGACTGTTAATCACTGGGTCGGGGGTTCGATCCCCTCCTTGCCAGCCAATTTAAGGGGTTGTAGCTCAGTTGGGAGAGCGCCAGATTTGCATTCTGGATGTCGCAGGTTCGATCCCTGTCAACTCCACCATTTTAAGAAAAGATGTGGATATATTCACTTTACGCCAACAACAAGAACAAGGATCATATGATTTACGTACTACATTGCGTAGTGTTGTAATAAATCCAGTAGAACGCTGTAATCGAACATGTATAATTTGTCCGAGAAGTGATGAATTACTATATCCTACATTAAACACCGAAGTAAGTTTAGAAGTTGTAACAAAAATAGCTAACGACTTAGAAGCTATAAATTTTGAAGGGAGAGTTGGGTTTGATGGTCTTGGAGAACCGTTGTTACATTCTAATCTTGTTGAATGTGTTTCTATAGTACGAAAAACTATTACACGAATAAAATGGTTAGAAGTTCAAACTAACGGTGACTATTTAACCCGTGACAAGATAAAAGAACTTATAAATGCTGGATGTGATACAATTTCGATCAGTATGTATGATAAAGATGATACTGAGAAATTTCAGACATTAGCAAAAAATCTCCCAGTATCTTTAATATTGCGGCATCATTATGATAAATCAGTTAATTATAATTTGCACCTAGTAAATAGAATTGATTTAGCTAATAAAAACTCGAAAATACTCAACATCAACAGACCATGTTATGTACCATTTTATAAAATGTTTATTGATTGTAATGGGGATGTGTTAGTATGTAACAATGATTGGAGCAGATCAAGTTTTATAGGAAACGTATTAATAGATACTATTGAAAATATTTGGCTCGGAAATAATTTAAATACATACAGACATAACTTAATTAATGGAAATCGGAAAAATTGTAATCCGTGTAATCGATGTGCAATTGACGGAACATTGTTAGGTAAAGAAAGTGCAGAAATTTTTCGAGAGAGCTTATTTTCATGATAGGAATGCAAGAGATTAAAGATCCGTGGATGCATTGGATAGTAGATGAATTTCTTACACCCGAATGCCTTGCTGAAGTTAAAAATGTTAACCATGTGAATGAGCAAATAAACTACGGTCGTAGAGTTGGTAGCCAGCGATTGTTTATTAATGAGCAAGTGCAAGATGCTTATCCAAACTTGTATAAATTGTACCAAAGTTTACATCAAGGAGAATATAGAGATTTTTTCGAATCTGTTACTAGTCAGTCATTTGAGGGATTATATCCGAGAGTCGAAGTTATTAGTGATTACGGGTTATTCTACCTCGATCCACATCATGACCACTTAGAAAAAAAGCTAACTGCTATTTTATACACAGATTATGAACAACTGTATCCAGGTACTGAATTGGAAAACGGATACAGAATTCCAGTAAAAGATAATCGATGTTTTTTCTTTGTTCCTGCCAAACATACAATGCATAGTTATCCAGAAACGAAGTTTGATAAAATACGTAGATGTTTACAAATTAATTATTGGACATATACTATATGACTAGAGAGGAAGTTGACCGATTAAAAGACCTTCTTCCAAAATTTTCCAATATAATACATACTGATAATAACGTATATAATAATTGGAATTACTGTAAACAATATTATAATAATTTTAAATTTCAATTAATCGAAATTGATAGAACGGTTGATCCTGTTATGTCGTTGCCTCTTTCTTTACTCGAATTTAAGTGGAAAGATCATCTTAATTACATAGAAGATCGAGACTTCTTTAAGTTACAATGGTTAATTAACGATTACTTAACTACTGGGTTTACATTTCCTGTTCAATCAACTTGGAATTTTAAATTACATCACTGGGAGATGCATCCGGGATTATTGAGAGAGTTAGTATATAGCGCATTTAATCAGACTAAGTGGTTAGCTTTTTATCAAAATATTACAGATACTTCAGTTGTTACTATCGATACATATCATTCGGTTGACGATTTGTTAGTTAAATTAAATTTTAAAGATCAATACAATGTATATGCAAATCTAGTTAATTATTACGGTTTTCCTCTTTTTGCACTAAATGTTGAAAATTGCAATATTGACGAATGTATAAAACTGCATAAGGATATTTTTTATAATAATTTAAAACGAGGAATTAACATACTAGCAGAGGATAATACTATAGATTTAGTCAAGCAGGAATTAGACAGTTGGCCCGAACACATGATAAAATCTAAAATTCTTTTCAACTCTGCTCACAATGCTCCTTCGATAAAAATAAGTATCTTTAACAAAACACAATTTTATCTAAGTTTGTATTTTTTAGGCACTAATGTAAGAAATTATAAACAAACTGAATTTAGGTACATTAATGAATAAAACAGATGAGAGAAAACAATTACCATATGGTAGAGCCGAAGCTGTTGTTAGTTCTTCACACAAAAATGTTGTTTTACAAAATACTATATTATGTCTAAACAACCAATGTTTAGATAATAACTCAATTCATAAGGATTTTGTTATAAAATATCGAGAGTGGGTTTCTACTACAAAATTAAACACTATAATAGGTTTAGAAAATTTTCCGGTTACTACATATAGTAATGGTACGACTGAATCGTTTGATAAGTTTTATTTAAAAAATAAAACCAAACGTCTCCGGGTGTTTAAAGGTGAATACATGTATCATCAAGCATCTGGAAGAAATTATTTTCCTAACTGGAAATTTATCGACGATGAAGAGCTAAAAGAAAATGATGTAGTAATTATTAGTCATCCGTTTTCTGATACAGGATGTGAACATCCATTATATAAACAAACTTTAGATACGTGTGCTAATTTAGGAATACCGGTACTAGTTGATTGTGCATTTTTTGGATTATGTTCGGATATTGTGTTTGACTTCACGCATCCTGCAATTACTGATATCACGTTTAGTCTGAGTAAATTCCTACCAGTGGCGCATTTACGTATAGGAATGAGATTAACTAAAATTGACGATGATGATACATTACTAATTGCACACAAAATGTCGTATGTTAATAGAATAGGCGCAGCAGTTGGCGAGAATCTTATAAAACTGTATTCTCCCGATTTTAATTATAATACTTACCGATCAACGCAAGAAACTTTTTGTAAAAAATTACAAGTTTTACCAAGTAATACTGTAATTTTTGGTATTGATACTGAAAATAGATATCAAGAATACAATAGAGGTTATGTTTCTAATAGACTGTGTTTCCCCAAATATCTAAAAAATAGGAAATTACCGATTTAATGAGTACTATAGGATTCTTCGGTGATAGTTTCTGCGCTAAAAAAGATATGCCTTTTTTTAGTAAGAATACAGGAACTACTTACATCAAAAAACTCGAACTTAATTACAACACTAAAATTTTACAACTAGGTGTAGATGGGTCGTCTATTTGGGATCTGATTTTATTACAATTTAATCCTATCAAAACAAACTTACCGGATATTTGCATATTCGTATGGACTAATAACGGGAGATTGTTTCATAGAGAAGTTCGAAATATAAATGCATCTTCATTATTAAAACATCACAATAGTAAAAATTTAATATGGAAATCTGCACAATTATATTATGAAAATTTGCACGATTGGGAAAAAGAAGATTTAGAACATCTATCCGTTATGCATTATTTTGATACCGAAATCTTATCAAAATTAGACACGGGTATTAAGATTATTCATCTCTGGTCATATGGAGACATAGACTGGGATAACCGTGACAGATTCAATCCAGAAAATATAAAATATCCTTATAGATGGAAAACTGGCATGGAAATAAGACCTGCGTTAGCATCAATTAGCATGATTGATGTACAAGATGATAACATACATTTTCATGACTCTCGTCCAAATCATTTAGACGGTGAACAGAAAAATGAATTAGTTTTTTCGTGGATTAAACATGCTATTGATAACTACAATCCAGGAAGTTGTTTAAATTTTGATTATGATGTAATTAATTTTATAAAATAATAATGCGTATTACAGAATTAAATTTATCAAAATATAATCGAGTGTTTACATTCGGTTGTAGTTATACAAATTATATTTGGCCGACATGGGCGGATATAATAGGCCGAGAGGTCCCAGTGTATGAAAACTGGGGTAAATCCGGTGGAGGCAATAGTTTTATCGTTAATTCTGTAATAGAATGTCATACAACACATAAATTCCAAAAAGGAGATCTTGTGTTAATAATGTGGTCCTCCCTATCTCGAGAGGATCGATATATAAATGGCTCTTGGTTGTGTGTAGGTGGCATTGGCCATCAAACAGTATACAGTAAAGATTGGGTTAAAAAGTTTGGATTAGACATGCGCGGATATGCTATACGAGATTATGCTAATATTTTGTTAATACAAAATTTATTAGAGAATCTTGAATGCGATTATGACCAGTATTCAATGCATCATCTTCTTTGTTTTGATCATAGTAATGTCGATCGATTGTTTCCTGATTTAGAATATAGATATAATTTGTATAGAAGAATACTAATAGGAATAAATAAATCTGGAACTATTATCGAAGAAGGAAAGACAATAGTAGAAAATCAAGATGTTGTTGAACTTTATAAAACAATTTTTCCTAAAATTCATCTTTCAATTCAAGAAATAGTATATGATAATTTTTGGAAGACTAGGTTAATAGTGAACTTTGGAGATACTCATCCGTCACCAAGTGAGCATTTATTATATTTAGATCGATTATATCCTAACAATTCTATCAGTCAATCGACAAGAGAATACGTTGAACAATATGATTGTATAGTCAGGAATACTAACTCAAAATTGGAAGAAAATATACACACTCCGTCTAAAATAGTTAGATTATAGGAAATTAAAAATGTCACAATGGTATGGCGGTAAAGGATCTACTCCGCGTAAAGTAGATAAGAAAAAGTTTGACGAAAACTGGGATAGAATTTTTGGAAAGAAAGATCAAAATAAACCGGTTGACAAACGTGAAGAAGATAAGTAAACTATACAAATATTAACGCAATAGAGAAACAAGATGGCAACAATTAGTAAAGCAAATAGACCAAGACAGGCTCCGGGAATGACCCACAATGGTCGTCCACGCTTAAGAGCAAAGAGTGTTGCACAGTTAGAAGAAATGTATAGTAAGGCTAGCGATAAAAAGTCAAAAGGTAAAATCCTAAACGAGCTTAATCGTCAGCGTTCAAGAGTTAAATAGTTTATTGCCCCTTAAGCATTGATGGCGATGCGCATGACTTGTAATCATGATAACTCGGTTCGATTCCGGGCGGGGGCTCCAAACACTAGGTTACACTTTTACCTAAAGAAGTGGGTTATTGTCTGACCATACACGACACGGTGCTTAGGATCTATACCGCAAAGGCTTCAAATAAGGAGCGACTTGAGAATATCCTAGGGCGGGAACTGTACCGTCCAAATGGAAAAGCAGATGGACAGGTGTAACAACTCAGTTTAGGGCTTTGGTAGTGCGAAGTAGCTAAACACTTTAATTAAACACATCGGCTTGTACAGGACGCTGTTTAAGACCTTGAGAGAGGCGCAAGTTGTACGGTGTGTTTAATTAAAGTGCGGGTGTAACTCAGTGGCTAGAGTGTCAGCCTTCCAAGCTGTTCGTCGTGGGTTCGAGTCCCATCTCCCGCTCCAATTTAAATAGAGGTTATAATGAGAGCAAGTCATATTTTAGTTGACACGTTAGATCAAGCAACTGCAATCTTAGAAGAAGCAAATGCATTAAATTTTGCTAGTTTAGCACAAGCACATAGCAAGTGTCCGAGTAAAGCAAGAGGCGGTGACTTAGGTGATTTTGGTCCAGGCATGATGGTAAAACCATTTGAAGATGCTACATTAGCAACAGCGGTTGGACAAATTAGTCAGCCGGTCCAGACACAATTCGGATATCATTTAATTCACAGGACTGGTTAATGGCTGATTTCAAAGAATTGATTACAGGAAAAGATAATGAAACGCTTTGCATGGGCCGAATCAGTTGGGCCGCTAGTTATATTGCTATTGTTGGGGTTGCTAGTGGCATTATTTTATCAGGCGGGGTCCTTGGAATCGCAGAACTCGGCATTGCGCTCGCAACAATCGCAGCTGGTCACGGAGCAGCAATCAAACTTAAAGAAACTACTGAACCAACAGTAGAACCAAAACAAGAACCAGTAGTACCATTTTTTTCCGGATTGCAAGTAGTAATGCCGGAAACAGAAGAAAAATAAAGATTTTACACAGGATTAGCTTAGTTAATATTCATTTTGTAAGATAAAAGTCTAATGTTAAATAAATATTAGATGAATTACAAAAAACATTATTTGTTATTAATAGAACGGGCAAAGTTAAGAAATATCGAGGACTATACCGAAAGACATCATATTATTCCGCGATGTTTAGGTGGTTCTAATGCAGTAGATAATTTAGTTAATTTAACGCCAGAAGAGCATTATTTAGCACACCAATTATTAGTAAAAATTCATCCTAATAATAAAAAATTACTACATGCAGCAATGATGATGATTCCGTCATCATCATACCAAAATAGAAATAATAAGTTATATGGATGGTTAAGAAAACGGTATTCTAAACAAAGAAAACGCGATACAATAGGAGATAAAAATCCAAATTTTGGAAAAAAATGGTATCATGAGCCAACTACACTTGAAAAAATAAGAGTAGTTCCAGGAACACAGCCAACAAATTTTGTCGAAGGCAGAACTCCAAAATTTAAAAATCGATATTGTAGAGTGTGTAAGAATTTTGTTGATAAAGTTCCATTATGGAATGGTAAATTAAAATTTTGCGATGGTTGTAAACCGCTTCATAAAAAAGAAAGATTGTTAAAATATGATTATTCAATCATTTCTTTGATTTATAAAGAAGGAGTTAGTACTAAACAAGGGTATTATAGTATTGCTAAAAAATATGGTATAAACAAATGGTCGATTTATGATTACATTGAAAGATACAAAGATCGATTAGAAAAAGAACACGGGGTTTAGCTGAGGTTGGTTTAGCATACCGTTTGGGGCGGTAAGACGCAGGTTCGAATCCTGCAATCCCGACCAATTTTAGGATCCATTCAGCAATTAAACATTTTACTTTTCATGTGAAACAAAGCGGATCCTGTTAGTTTTAAGATTTTAGGATGCTTTCAGCATAAAATTATTACAAGCCAAAAACGGCGGGTGTAGGTGCAATTCCTACTTCCTACGGGGATGATGTAACAGTAGCATGGCCGTCCGTAAATAATAATGCATCCTGTTTATTTAGAGGTTGACAACTACCTTAAAAAGTTGTACTATAATTTTAAGAATTTAGGATGCTTACAGCAAATATTTTCTAAAAGAATCAGGCATCGAAAGATTTGTAGGTTCAAGTCCTACACCCGATCACGCTGATTGGGTTGGCGAAATTGGTAAACGCACTTGACAAAAAAGAAAATGCATCCTGTTAAAAGTCTTTATACACATGCACACAAATGCGTAGGCCACGCAGATGTACTGGAGGACAGCTTTGTCGTTGGCGACATAGTTGGCAGGTTCGATTCCTGTGAGTGTGCAGATGTATAAAGATTTATTTCGGGTTCGTCTAATGGTAGGACATGTGACTTTGACTCACAGAATCGAGGTTCGAGCCCTTGACCCGAAGCCAATTTAAAATATGAAATTAATACAAAATACAATTATAATACTAATAATCTTGTTCGTCCTTATAACATTTGGGGGCGTAACAGGACTCATCCAATAGCGGGATGGAGTAACGGTAACTTATGAGTCTCATAAGCTCAAGATCCTGGTTCGATTCCGGGTCCCGCTTCCAAATTACTTCTGCGATAAATAATATACGTACATAATGGAGGTATATTATGGCAGGATGTGTTGTTAAAAAATGTGGATGCAAAAGCACTCCACCGGGTATTTCAGAATACCAAGATAAAAGATATGGTCAGGATATGCGTGTTATGAATCTTGATCAAAAGAAGTCCGAAGCAGTTTGTACTGTATGCGGTAAAACGCACAAGGCTTAAACAATAACCCCTAATATCAAACATGTATTAGGGGTTTTTCTTTTTTACTAAGTAGTTGAGAGGTTGAATACATGATTAATAAAAATATCTCAACTGCAATTCTTTTTGCAGTTCTCATTGTATCGTTGTATGTTATGTTTAACACAATAAACGGAAACAAAGAACGCGGTCCAATGCCATTTCCTTATAGTCAATTTGTTAGGGAAGTTCACGGGCATACAATCAAACGAGTTATGATCGATGATAGGGTGATTAGAGGTGAATCAAGAGACGGAGAACAGTTTATTGTTTATACACCAAATGATCCTGCATTGATTAATGACTTACTTAATAACGATGTAGAAGTTCGAGCTCAAGAACCTCCACATAGAAGTTTATTCTTTGAAATTTTCATCAGTTGGTTCCCGATGCTTGTTTTGATCGGCGTGTGGATTTGGTTCATGCGTAAACAGAATAGAATGATGGGTAGCGGTACTAATGGAATGGGCAAGAGCAAACATAAATTGCTCAACGAAACAAGCCAAAAAATTACGTTTGCCGATGTAGCAGGATGCGATGAAGCAAAAGGAGATGTTGTAGAAATTGTAGACTTCTTAAAGGATCCAAAGAAGTTTAGTAAATTAGGTGGTAAAATACCTCGTGGTGTCTTACTAGTAGGCCCCCCAGGAACAGGTAAAACATTACTAGCAAGAGCAGTAGCAGGAGAGGCGGGTGTTTCATTCTTTAGTATCTCCGGTTCCGACTTTGTTGAAATGTTTGTCGGTGTAGGTGCAAGTCGTGTACGTGATATGTTTGTTGAAGCAAAGAAACAATCACCTTGTATTATATTTATTGACGAAATTGATGCAATCGGTAAAGCACGTAATGGTAGCATTATGGGCAACGACGAACGTGATCAAACCCTTAACGCATTACTTGTTGAAATGGACGGATTTGAAGCATCAACTGGCATCATTATTATTGCCGCAACTAATCGTCCCGAAATTCTTGATAAAGCATTACTTCGTCCAGGACGATTTGATAGACAAGTTACAGTAGGACTTCCAGACATTAACGGACGCGAACAAATACTTAAAGTACACACTAAAGATGTTCCATTAGCAAAAGATGTTAAGTTACATGATTTAGCACGTGGTACACCTGGATTTAGTGGTGCAGAACTTGCAAACCTAGTCAATGAAGCAAGTATTTTAGCAAGTAAATGCGATCGTGAAGCAATTCATATGAAGCATTTTGAAAAGGCCAAGGACAAGATCCTAATGGGTGCGGAACGTAAAACTTTTGCAATGAGTGAAGATGAAAAGCGTTTAACTGCATATCATGAAGCAGGACACGCAGTAGTTGGTTACTTAACACCAGAGCATGATCCGATTTACAAAGTCAGCATCATTCCGCGGGGACGCGCATTAGGTATCACAATGTTCCTTCCAGAACGTGACTCAGTTAGTATGAGTAAGCGTAAATTAGAAGGACAGATCGCAAGTCTTTATGGAGGAAGAATTGCTGAAGAAATTATTGCAGGCGAAGATGGAATTACTACAGGTGCTAGCAATGATATTGAACGTGCAACTCTACTTGCTACTAAAATGGTAACAGAGTGGGGCATGAGCAAAAACTTACAACCTATTAAATACGTCGAGGAAGATGGCGGATATGTAGGTGCAGGACATAGCCACTTAAAACAAGGACTAGATGAAATCAATAATCAAATTGAAAAGGAAATTGAAGAGGTTATTGAACGTAATTACGGTCGTGCTAAGACAATCCTTAAAACTAATTGGGATAAAGTCGAAGCAATGGTTACTGCCCTAATGAAACACGAAACAATCGATGTTAAACAGATTGAGAAAATTATGAAAGGTTGACATTACATTAAATTAGTGTATAATAAAGGCTTACGTAACAACTAAGCCTTTATTTTTATGACAAAGAAAGAACTTGTACGAATTCTTAATAAACTTGATGACGAGGACGAAGTTTATGTGCATGTAGCATATAACACTTACGAAATTCGACAAGTTATCAATTGGGGTGATTTTGCTGTCCTTAATGCAGGTGCAACGATCAATCCCGAACCATTTAATTTAGACGAACTTGCATAATAAGTTGACAAGATTTAAAAAGATAGTATACTATACATATAGTTAGATTTTAGGCTCAGTTCAGCAATTAACTTTTCACCATTATAGAAAAACCAAGTTGAGCCTGTTAATATCATAGGATGAATACAGCAAAATATAACTTTATTACTGCAACCAACTAAGGCAGTAGACGGTGGCCCGGAAGGCAAGTAGCAATACTTTCTAGAAATAGACGCTAACGGAACTGATGACTTATGGAAAGACATATATGCGCTATTGCAGACACAAGAATAGCTAGGCTTGGGGAACTGAACCAATATACAGGGGATGGGGCCAAGCAGAAAATAAAAACTGTTCCGCTCATCCTGCATTTAAACTTATTCGGAATTAAAAATGATTACACTCGGCAACCACGTATTCACAGTTCGGTGGAGTTCAGACGGCTGGATTAGAAACGGTAATAAACAATATATTACGTTTACAAGAATTGTTCGCCCGTATGTTACAACTTACGGACTTATCTTTTTTAATCTTGCAATGATTTTAGGAATTGCGCACAATGAACTATAAATGGATTGGTTGGATGCAGGAAGGTAACTCCGATAAAGTGTGGGGCGTTATTACACTTATCGAAGATATTTGGCCTACTCCGGGGAAATACTGTACATTCTGGGGACGTAGAGGCAAGAAGCTTCAAACTAAAATTGTTGAAGGGTCTGATTATGAGATTCGCCGTTTAATATCCAAAAAGACGGAAAAAGGATATGAAGGTGTGGATATGACTAAACTCAATGAAGTATATCCAGAGTTCGAAGCTGATTTAAAGAAAACAGCATTTTGGGCATCATTTAAGATATAATATGCGTCCTGATCCTATAAAATTTGGTTATGATGTTATGTGGTGGGTACTTTTGCCATTTGCCTTAGCTAGAGAGGCGTATGATGTGGTAGTTGACAAATATCAAAAAATCAAATATAATCGAAAAATTAAACAAATTGTAAAAGAGAATCCAGACATTGCCGAACTACGCAAACTATCAGGACAGGATAAATGAGACGAATCGATATTTACATGTTTGCATTAACTGCTGTATACTTTATAGCAGGGATGATTAACATATTTGTTTACAAGTTTACCGATCATATAGAGTATATTCAAATGCCGTGGGTCATTCTTTTATGTTTGCCTATTTTTATTACACCGTTACGCAAGTGGATGGATAATAAAAAATGACGAAAGAAAACACTTGGCGAGCAATGAAGGATCTTAAACCAATCCAATCGTGGAAGTGTAGAATAGGATGGCATCGTTGGACAAATTATTCTATCGAATCTCGCGAACGAGACTATTTGCCGTCACTGTGTTATTGTGCATGTGCTGATTGCGGACTTCTTCGTGTTGAAAAACCTTATAGCAAAACAATAAAATGATAAACGCAAGAAAAAACGATTATTATGATTGGGCTTATGATCTCAAGCCTGAAATTATTAAGAACTTAAATGAACTACTTGTAGCAGAAGGAACCGAGCCATTAAATGAGTTGCATGGCGGTAAATTCCTTAATGGCAAATGGGTCTGTACTTTAGATAGTAATGATTATCGTAACTATTGGCATGTGTATCTTGAATTATTTGCCGAAGGTTTGCGAAATGACCAATTTTTGGTAACATATTTCCCACATCCTGATAATGACGAAGAGTGGGATTATTATTACAGCACAGCCGATGAATTTTGCGAGAAAAAAAGAAGTGGCTATGAGCATAGTGATCCGCATTGGGCTAGACATTTAGTAACTGCCGTTCGTAAGATGTTAAAGGATAACGATATGATTAAGGATATTGACGGTGATACTCTTACAATTTGGTGGAGTTGGTAATGAGTAGAAAAGCAAAAATTAAAAATTACTTCGAAGGTATGCGAGAAGGTGTTAAACTATACGCACATTGGAAAGACGGTGTGCAGTATGTTGGAACTTGTGGTCGCACCTTAAAAGAAGCATTTGCTGACATTGATAAAATGGAGCAAGATATGATGGATGCTTTAGAAGAGAATAGAACGGTCTATAGCGAATTAGGATATAGTCGTGTTGGCAGAGATGCAATGAGGAGAGGTTAATGGCTAGAGGTCGTGTACAATCAGAGTTCACCGTTGAATATAATAAAAGTCATAGAATCATATTTCTTAAAGATACTGGACAGGGAAAAAAGACTATTACTAATGACGCTGACGAGGTGTATGCGTACTACAAACAGATAGATCCGTTAATTCGTATTGTATACCAAGGCACAGATGATGTTTGGATGGAAATTGTCCAACGCGAAACTTGGATGGGCAAGGGAATCGGATTTGAACCTTGGCACGGACTTACTTGGGATGCATTAAAGCGAGATTACTCGGAATAATGACCCGGAATGAACTGATTGACTTAGTTGCTGAATATGCTATACTAATATTAGAAGCAGACGATGCTAATCCCGATGTTGGCATGGGAATAGGTCCGCTGAGTGCCGTTTTATCAGCTGAAAAACAAGTATATCGAGAAGCAGTAAGATGGAATAGTCTTGCCGCATTAGCATTAGATTTTGAAGACATTAGATCAGAAGTTGTTAACAATGTAAATTTACAGAGGCGTATGTGGTAATGACTACAGCCGAACTATTAGAAAAGTATCAAAAAGAAGTCGATACCATTCCGGAAATGAGGCAACTGGTTTCTTATAAATGCGAAACTGCTGTGATAATTATTTCTAATTTTATGGCAAAAGGGTATTGCAAAAACGAAGAATTTGCTGTATTATTCGGAGACAGTATGAGACGTCTTAAGGGTTGTGCAAATCCTGCGGCAGTTAAAGATATCATTAACGAGTGGAAAGAAACTGATGACCAAGGTATACAAAATCCGTGATCCTAAGACTGGAGAGTTTTATACCGGCGATATGTATAAAACAACACCTACTACTAAGCAAGGGCGTGTATATAATAGCATCAGCACCGTTAAAGCGTTCTTGACTCGGTTTGGATACGATCCCCGTGTAAACGTATTGCTCAACGATACCGATATGGAAATTGTTGAGTACGATCTCGTCGAAGTATCATCTACTAAACTTTCTAACTTTAAAAGATAATGAACAAACAAATTAAAGAACTTTATGAACAGGCTCATATTGAACACCGACAGGAATACTTTAGTTCCGTAGTTGATCCTACTATTAAGTCAGTGTCAGTGACCCGTCATTTTAATCCCGAAAAGTTCGCCGAGTTGATAATCAAAGATTGTTTGGAATTAGCAGATCTATTTGAAATCGATGTAAACCAGAGTGGACTTGTTAGTTCTATAAAAAACCATTTTGGAATTGAAGAATGAACAAACGAATTAAAGAACTTGCTGAACAAGCGTGCGAAATGAAACCATACATGGTCGCGGACCCCGAAACATTCGAGATTGTTCAGAAGATCGGTTACGATGGTCAGCCAATGTTCCACAGAGACTTTAACCGTGAGAAGTTCGCCGAGTTGATTGTTCGGGAATGTATGTCAATGTGTGACGAAACACGAGCTAACTATCTAAAGCATCGTAAAGCAACTATAGACTTTGATGAAAAGAATATCTTTGCTGAAGGCGAAGCGGCAAGTGACGTAATCAAGTACAAGATGAAGAAACATTTCGGAGTTGAAGAATGAACGAACGAATTAAAAAACTTGCCGAACAAGCATCAGTAATTGCCCGAGGAGATAACCCCGATTTAGCAAAGTCTGTAACTGTTAATGATATACTTGGTAGAACTGATCGCAAAGTTTATGTAATTGACGATGCTACAACACAGAAATTTGCCGAGATGATTGTTTCCGCAGTATTAGACGAAGTTAACGAAAGAGCATATTATAGCGGCGATAGAGCGTGGAGTGACGACTTAGACCGCAAATGGATTGAATTAGAATTTGGATTCGGCGAACTTGCTAAGATAAAAAATGGCAACGCTCCGTAAATTTGAAATTCTAAATGTTGAACTGAATCCTGGCGGTCCTGGCCCGGAACGTTTATACATTGTCAAATATCGAGCTATAAAAAACAAGCAATGGATCGAAGGGTATTTCTATATCGTAGCAAGAAATGAAAAAGAAGCACGGCATTACGCAGAAAAACGATGGGGTGGAAAATTATGAACATCTCTAAGCGGTTAAACAGTATTTTAGAGATTAGACTCGAAGCGTGGAAACGAATCGAAGATAATAAAGAATTATATAAACAGTTCTGTTACTCCGATAGTCAATTAGAACGAGACCTTATTATTTTTGAAGAAGTTTACAAAATGGGCATTGAAAAAGGAAAATTATGAGTAACGAAGTTAAAGCATTATATTATACGATTTCTATTTTTGTATTCTTCGCAATCTTTATGTCTATCTATCATTACTACCCAGATGCTGCCGCAGTTCTAATCGCTGTTTTTGCTTTTATAATGATTTTTTGTATAATGTACACAGTTGTATTTTGGGTAGGGTTAGGAGGACCGAAGTAATGACTAAGATTTATATCGACACAGAATTTAATGGGTTTCAAGGTGAACTCATTAGTATGGCATTAGTATCAGTAAACGGGCACGAATTTTACGAAGTATTAGAATGTAAGGATCCGACACCTTGGGTAGCAGAGCATGTAATGCCGTACTTAGAAAAAGAACCTGTTACTATGGATGTATTTCAAACAAAACTAATGCTGTTTTTACATTACCATAAACAAGTAACTATTGTTGCCGATTGGCCCGATGATATTAAGTATTTTTGCGAATCGTTAATTACAGGGCCCGGAGTAGCAATGAATCATCCGCCTATTTCATTTGAATTGGATCGGACTCTTTCTAGCGAAGACAGCAAAGTACCGCATAATGCGTTACACGATGCAAGAGCTATCGCTGATAATGATTTAAGTCAACAATGGGGTTGACACAAACGCTAGCATAGCGTATACTATGCTTATTAGTTAGGTTACTTACAGCAACTAATTTTTTTTAACAATAACCTGGAGATAATATTATGACTACTTTTACTAATGCAGTTAAGGATCAAGAGGCTCGTACTAAGAATGGTATGAAGGCACGTAAGTCTACTACCGATAAGGTTGTCGACTTGTTTTTCAAGATCGGTGCAAGCCGTGGTAAGGACATTGTACCTGACTTTGTCGGCGCATATGTTCAAGATAAGGATTTGGCAGCTCGTGTAGCACTTTGGGCGCGTGACGCTCGTGGCGGTGCTGGTGAGCGTAAGTTGTTCCGTGACATCCTTGTTTACCTAGAGACTAGTGATCCAGACATGGCTAAGGCTATGTTACACAAGGTTCCAGAGCTTGGACGTTGGGATGACATTTTTGTGTTTAAGACTGTAGAGTTCAAGCATGCCGCATATGACATGTTAAAGACTGCACTTTTAAACGGAGATGGATTGGCAGCTAAGTGGACTCCTCGTAAGGGCGAGTTGGCAGCTGAGATCCGCAACTATTTTGGTTGGTCTCCAAAGTTTTACCGTAAGACTTTGGTTACTTTGACTAAGGTTGTTGAGACTCAAATGTGTGCTAACGATTGGGATGAGATTAACTTTAACCATGTTCCTTCTTTGGCATCTGCGCGATACAAGAAGGCATTTAACCGTCATACTACTAAGTTTGCGGACTATGTAGCGGCGTTGGTTAAGGGAGACCCAACTGCCAAGGTTAACGCTGGTGCAGTTTACCCATATGATGTACTAAAGGGTGTAGCATACGCTCGCTTTGATAAGACTGAGAAGGATCATGTTATCGCACAATGGGAGGCTTTGCCAAACTTTGTAGGTGACGCAAACATTCTTCCAATGGTCGATGTTAGTGGTTCTATGAACACTCCAGCAGGCGGCAAGGGATCTACTACTTGTATGGATGTTGCAGTTAGCTTGGGCTTGTACCTTGCCGAGAAGAACCAAGGAAAGTTCAAGGATACCTTCCTTACTTTCTCAAGTGATCCAGAACTACTTCACCTTAAGGGTAATGTAGTTGAGAAGATGACTCAAATGGTTCGTAGCGCATGGGGCATGAGCACCAATCTACATGCAGCATTTGACGAGATCCTTAAGGTCGCAGTTAAGGGTAACGTTCCACAAGCTGAGATGCCAGAGATGGTGCTTATCCTTAGCGACATGCAATTTAACCATTGTACTCGTTTCGACGATAGCGCAATGGAGATGATTGCACGTAAGTTTGAGCAAGCAGGATACGCTGTACCACAGGTTGTATTCTGGAACTTGAACGCTAGCGATAACGTTCCTGTTAAGGCTGATGCATCTGGTGCAGCACTTGTATCTGGTTTTAGCCCAAGCATTGTTAAGGCAGTTCTTGGTGCAGATATGAGTGAGTTTACTCCACATGGTATCATGATGAAGACCATCATGAACGATCGTTACACACTCTAAAGTGTGATAACTATAAGGGCAGTCTAGTACTGCCCTTTTTTAATGAGGATAAGTTATGGGTTGGTATTTAGTGTTATATCTTGTTGGCACATCTGATGTATTAGTAAAACCGTTTGAAAATAAAGCTGCTTGTGAAGTTTACAGACATGCTCATCAAACAGAATACAAGAAAGATAAGAATATTAAGAAATATGTATGCGAGGAAGGTGTTCCGATTGATGGTCTCGATAACCAATCATACGAAACGAGTATCTGATGTACTTATGTGTTTGTAATGGGCTAACTGTTGATGATGTAAAGAACCTCATCAAAGAATACCCAGGTCTTGACATAGAACAGTTGAGAGATCTAGGGGTTGCAGATAACTGTTATAAATGTTATTATGAAGTACAAGAATTGTTAATCAACGAGTCAAAATGAAGATTACAAAAAAACTTCAATCAGAAATGGTCGAATTCAATCGTCTATATCGAAAACCTAATAACGAGCGTCCTCTAACTATCGAAGAATATGCTCGATATGTATACGGTAAAGGACTTCCTAGAACTAAAATTGAGCAGTCTAAAAAAAGACTAAAGTCTACGGGCATTCCGACTTGGGCAAATAATCCTTACGACATTCCTAGTGCGGTTCCCACTGATCATATTGCTGTCAAGAACTCTATTATGGAACGTCTTGATAATGAACCAGAGGAGGTCCGTAAGGAGATTATGGATAAAAAGAATCGTATTGCGCTTCCGTATAGTAAGGGTGCATATCAATATATTACCGATGCTGACTTAGCAAAATGTTTAGGTAGAAAGTTATAAATACATTTTTATTTTATTTTTCTTTTTAGGGCTCATTGAGCCCTATTTTTTTGGCTATTATATCTCTTCTCGTTTAATAAATACACAATAAAAGAATTATGGAGATAGCACATGTCGCTACGAATTAGAAGAGGAACGGATGCTCAGAGAGGCAGCGTAATATTTGATTTAGGTGAACCAGTCTGGACCACCAATTTTGAACAATTATGGGTCGGGGATGGTGTAACTAGAGGCGGAATAAGTATTGCACAGGGAATTGCAGGACCGGGACTAGCATACAATGCTACTACTGGTAAGTTAGAAACTTCAAATGCAACTTTAACTACAGACGATATTATAGAAGGATCTACTCACAAATACTTTGCAAATTCGTTAGCAGTTACCGCAGTTGCAGCAGCATTTGCAAGTGGAACACAAACAGGTATTACTATTTCATATAATAACGGATCGTTAAATGCAATAGTTCCCGGTCATGGCACACTAACTGAGAATCTACAATTAAATTCTTATAGTATTACAGGAACAGGTAGTATTAACATTAATGGTAATATAACTTCGAACGCATATTATGGGGACTTATTTAATGCAACTGATAACGTAACCCCGATTACCATGATTGCACCGGGTGGAATAATACAAGATACAAGTCGATTAAGTATTACATCTTGTAGTAATTCTCTTAATAGCGATTTTTCTTCTTCTACTGGATTAAGGCTTTCAACTGCTCGTAATACGATTGCTTCTCCGACTGCTACTACTGCATTGGATTACCTAGGATATATTGGATTCGAAACCTATATCGATTCGGTACACGATTATGAATTAGTAAGTTTAATTCAATCTCGAGTTAGTTGGAATACTTCTGGATTATTTGCAAATCCGACGGAAATAGATTTTAGCGTCAGAGGATTGGACGGATCGGTTATTACTACCTCAATACTTCACAACGGCATGATCGTTTCGCCGGCTCTTCAAACTAAAGGACTATCTACAACTAACAAAAATGCAATAGTATCGTCTATCTCACCTACAAATACTAATTCTGATTTGTATGGAACTATTGTTTATGATACAACTCTACAAAGATTACAAGCATTTGACAGTACAGGTTGGAACAATGTTTTATTAGCAAATCACCCGTTACAAACTGTAGTATACGCATCGAGTGCTGCTCGAGATTCTGCTCTTCCTACTCCTTCGATCGGTATGATTATATTTAATACTCAAACTGGTAAATTCGAAGGTAATACTAATGGTACTACAGGCGGGTGGGCAGCATTAAACTAATATTTAAAATATTCGATATCTTGCTCAAAAATCTTAGAAATTAATTTGATACTACGATCATTAAAATATTTTTTATATTCATAATGATCGTAGCCACTTATATCGGGTAATGTTGAATAGTTATTAAGATATTCGTTCACTATTTTAAAGTCGTTTTCTAAATTTTCAACTTTTAAAATAAAATCTACCCAATTGTTATCGTAATTTAAAAAATCAATCTGGTTAGTAAACCGATTAAACCATCTTGGAAAATTAAATACAACTTCTGGATTACAGTAATCTTCGACCCATTCATTAATTGGTTTTAAATCCATTAGAACTTGTCCGTTCCAATCTAACCAATAGCCTTCGTCATTGATTTTTCGATAAAAACTAAAAAGTCTTTGCCACGGATTTCTAACAACAGTTAAAGTTTTTCCTGTAGGGATTTTCTCTCGAACCATTTGTAAATTTGGGTGATCTAGCATCCAATCTTCGTGATCATTGACGGTATAATGTATTTTAAACCAATCAGAAATAATCTTTTTCATAGCCATTCCTGTACGGGGAACATGTATGTATGATAATTCTATTGGTTCTTTAATGTGAAATGTGCCCACAAAATATTTATTGATTGAATAAAAATAGATAAATTAATGTGATATGATAGATTATTTGACACAACAATTCTATGAAAAAAATAAAGAATTAAATTGGATCCCACCTCCAGTTCCGACTAATATCACTTCTGATAAAGATGTCGCAACTTGGATTACACAAAACAATGATATCGGATGGGTTGAACTAGATATAAAAATTGCTTTAGATATATGGAAGGAAGAATCTAAACAAGCATCTAAATACTTTGTAGATCATCGAGGACAAGAGCATCCAGGATGGAATAGTTGTTGCATTCATGGTATAGATATTGATAAGACAGGATCTTGGACAAATTACGGATATGACTCCGAATCAGAAGTACGGTATAAATGGACTGATTTAGCATATAGAGTTCCAGTTATTACTAATTTTTGGAAGAATATATTTCCATCTGAAACTTATAGAAGAATTAGATTCATGGAATTAGAACCTAATGGCTATATTGCTCCGCATAGTGATATGCCTGAATATACAGATATTAGTGTCATCGATCATGGAATTCCTGTTAATATTGCTATTACTCATCCCGAAGATTGTTACATGGTAATAGAAGGGTGTGGAATAGTTCCGTGGAAAGAAGGTAAGGTTATGATGTTAAATATCCGTAAATATCATTCGGTTATCAATTTTAGTAACTCTTCGAGAATACACATGATAGGGCACGGCACATATGGAAAATATACAAATAAATTTTGCGAACTAATTGCAAGAAGTTATCGTAAACAATATGAAAATTATACTTAATAAACTTAGAGATAATCTAGCACAGTTAACATTTGATATAGAGTATTCTTATCAGATTCTATTAACTGAATTTAAAAATGAGCATTGGATCGATCATGGTGAATATATCGGTAAACACGGCCCAACTATTCCGCATCGACATATTTTAGTAGATCCAAAGAGTCAAATCTTACATAAAATTCTTAAGTTTATTGAATCAGATGACTGTAAACAGAATTTATTAACTGAAATGTTTAAAGTGTTTCCTTGTATAGAAAAAGAATGGATGAGGAAATTAGACAACAACACATCGAACTTTATGATCAAAGGATATTTTATGAAAGATACTCCGGGATACGAGTTTGATGTACATATCGATACTCCTGTATATGATACATTATCTATAATATATTTTACCGAAACCGACGATCCTGCCGTAGCTACAACTTTTTACACCGATAAATTCTTATCAAATCCTATAAGGATGAATACGGATTTTTGTAACGGAGTTGTACATATTAACACAAGAGATTCGTGGCATTCTGCATATAATCGATCTAACCTTGATCGATATATTCTTCTTATAACTATGAAACTACCGTTAACAAAACATGTTATTACTTATAATGCACCAAATGACAATGAACTAGATTCGTCGATAGTATACTGTGTCGTCGATAACACTAGTAAATGCAGATCGGATTGGATAAGAGAGATTGTAAAAAATCAAGCGGATTATACCGTGAATAACATAACAGCTAAAGGGTATACAGTATTACAAGGAACCGATGAAGATACGTTAATCGAATATGCATCAGAATATTACGATCATGCAGTAATTTTTAAAACCGGAACAGAATTTATCAACGGTGATGATTTTTTTAATCATATCGAGGATATTTCCAAAAATAACATAGCATTAGCTGGGCATATTTTGGATCATGATATTGGCTATTACGAATTACACGATCAATGTTATTATATTAATTTAAATATTTGGAAACAATCTAATAATCCTAAAATAGGACAGCTTGAGTTCGATATCACTCATACTAAAACTGAACCCTTACGAAGCGAGGAAAACTTCCATGACGATTACACACCGTTATGGATTAAATCAGGAAATACCTTAAGAACATATCAGCATCAAGCACATGGGTGGAATATCTTATCACATTATTTAAATCTTGGTCATACTATTAGTGTTTTTAACGAAAAAATTAGATCGAGTAAAATCTATCTGTATCCAGAGGATTTTACTGATTTTCACAAAAATTGTTCGTTTTTATATAAACGTCAACATATTTGTTTAACTGAATTCGTACACACCTCGACTACTGATCATTACACATATAACGGACCAAAAATTAAACAACTAATAACACCTGCAAGTGGTTCTTTATTTGAAAATTTTTGTGACGATGATGTAAAAATTGTAATGTATGATTATAACTTAAAATCATTAGACTATTGGAAAAATATACCTACATTAGATAGCAATTATACATATGAATTTACGCATATCGACCTACTAGCCGATGATATCATATGGAAAGATATATTAGATACTTCTTTAGAAGAAAACACGCTAATTAATTTAACAAATATTTTTGCGTACGAAGCAACGGCGCCGTTTGCAAGTTTACATTATCGGATGTATAGGGAAAATAAAATAATTCAAGATCTAAAAGAATTAATTCCTAACGGCAGAATACTGTTTAGTCGTAGATCGTGGCAAGGATATAAACCTTATTCTAAAAATAGTTTAAGTTGCAAAATTAAAGATTGTGAAATTGTTCAATTTAAAGATTTAAATCTTCCAACATGGCATATTAATTAATTTTAAGTATCTTAATTGCTAACCCGATTAGATCCCATTCCCACCATTTTTCTTGTAAATTATACTTGTTAGGTTTAGCATGGTGATTATTATGCCATCCTTCTCCTAGCGTTATAAGATTTGCGATCCAACTATTAGTACTATGATCTCTAGTTGTATGATTTCTATAACCGTGCGAATGTCCCAACACGTTAACTAATCCGATAGAATGTAATGTTAGCGCCGCCGGTAAAAAATAAGCAAATAAAGGCAATAACGGGTGAATTAAAAACAACAGATATATTCCTGTGAACAGTATTCTAAAATAATTGTTTAATATAAATTTATGTATGGGCTTTTTTAGCAAATCTTTGACAAACTTTAATGGAATATTTGGAATATGCCATCCGATACCAGACCATGCAATGATTGCTTGTGTTAAACTAAATTTTCCAGTCTTTGGGCTATATGGCGTATGTGGATCTGTAGGTTCATCTGAATGTACGTGGTGATACCGATGTAATCCTACCCATGCGATTGTTGTTCCAACCGTGGAAAAAACTGTAATAAGAGATAATGTAGTTTCAACACAATCGTATGTTTTAAACGACCGATGAGTTAATAAACGATGTAATGTTAATCCTGTACTAATCGGGGATAACAATATATACATCGGAAGGGAAATATATAACCAAAAATATTCATGCGTATTGATAACATAATATACTGAATATATACCGATAAATTGACAAATTATTTGCCAACTTCTAATTTTAAAATTGAAACTCATTAGTTACCTACCGGAAGTTGGCTCCATTCTTCGTGTGTAATTGTGGGCATTGATAATGGACCGCAATATACGAAATTTTGCCAGCATTTTTGTACAGGAACATTCTTAGTTTGAATATATCCATCACCGGGAATCCATAATCCGTTACTCGCCTTATCCATAGTAGATTTCCATACTTCCCACCAACCTTTTGTTGATCTGTTGTATCTATTTTGCATAGTTATAAGATAACAGTCATAGTTATTAACTTCCATAAGAGGATAAATTAGATATTTGTGTAAAATTTGAAATCCTAATAACAGGCAAGATCTATCTCTAGAACGAAACTTCGGAAATGTGAATGTTCTATTAATCATCCTTGCGGTATTTTCCGGATATGACGGATCACGATATACTCCTCCCATAACAATAGGTTCTCCGGTACTTGTTTTATATGCTACTCCAAAACCTGTGTGATCTTCTACAATAAGAGAATTTTCAAGATAATTTTTTCTAAGCCAATTATCTTCCGATAAACACTCATCTCGAACTTTCTTAAAAGCCGGAGTTTCGGTATAATAAATTTCATAATGACAGTCATCTAAACTAAATGGATATCGCATCTCTACCTCCCAAGACAGTACTTAACTAAATATTTTTTTAGTATGATTATTTTCGAATGACGTGGATTATTAAAACATTAAACTTTACTATCGATCTAGATGAACTACATCGGTATCATCAATTTTTAACGGAAAATCATGAGAATCTAAAATGGACATTTGAGAAATGTAAGCAAGATCTTACAGAAGAATGGTATAATAAAATTATTTCAAATCCTGGCGCCGAAAAGGGATATGGATGGGCATTACAAAGTAATTTAGTAGAAGAGGATATTCCTTGTACTCCTTATAATGTAAGCACTCGAGATCGACTTACCTATTATCGAAATACTAAAATGATTACTGGTATAGTTTCTCGATTACAAGACAGGATCCCATATGCGCAGCGATGGTCGCTTTTTATTCAACCTCCAGGTGGACATGTTCCATTGCATACTGATCAAGAAGACGAATACACAATACATATTCCGCTTCAATGGGAAAAAGAAACAGTATTTGAGTTTGTATCAAACAATATTATTAAATCAATAACTATGCCAGCTACTGGGAAGTCATACATACTTGATACCACTATCCCACATGCAACCTATAATAGATCATCGAAAGATAGAATCGGATTAATTTTTCGTATCAATCATTCTCATCTCAATGATCTAATTAGTGTAACTGGATTGATATAATGAATTTTCCTGAATTATATAAAAAGTTTAATTGCACAGTTAATTTAGAAGAACTGAGAAATTACTATCAAATAGTAACCGATCAATTTGAACATCTTCGATGGAGTTGGTATAAAAATCGACATGAGGTAGAAGTTGGATGGCAAGAAAAATTAAAAGAATATTCCCACTTTGAATATCATACCGGATGGGCTATACAAAGCAATATTATAGATAAAACTAAAATTTGTCCTCCATTTAATATTAGTAATTACTCCACTGGAGATTACTATAATACAGAACTTGTATTTGGTGTAGTTGATAGACTTTGTAAAGCCTTTCCATTTGCGTATCGGTGGTCATTAGTGGTACAACCACCCGGTGGTTGTGTCCCTAGACATAATGATGGTACTATCGAATATACGTGCCATATTCCAATTTATTGGCCAAAAGGAGCAGTATTCGAATGCAGTTATCCATCAAATAATTCTTCTATTACTAATTTAGAACTTCCGGCTACTGGAGAAATTTATTGGTTTAATACCGAAGTAGATCATTTTACTATGAATTATTCAACTGAACCTAGAGTTAATATTATGTTTAGATGTAAAAAAGATAATATACCAGACTTATTCAAAGTAACGGGCGAAATTTAATGAAAAATAAAAAAATTGTATATACTCCTATTGACATAGAATTTGATATGCCTTCTGAGAATGCACTGATCGAGTGGTTTGAAAATAATAAAGTATTAGACACCGATTACTGGGAATATACTGAGAACAGGCATACTTGGTGCTTTATAGCAATGCGACATATGCCGTCGGACTGGCGAAGATTTAACGCATGGAGAGAATGGTTTAACGAACGAGTAGCATCTAACTCGACTGACTTATTTTTTGCACCCGGATTTGAAGAACTGTTTCCATCTCTTGCAAATGCTATTCGACAATTGCCGTTTAAGGAAATAGGGGCATCTGGGATGTTAATGCAAATGGGAGCAGTACCGCCTCATAGAGATACATATGATCCGGACCAACCGCAAGAACCCCGGAGATATATAATTTATATAACAAATCCATCAGATTCGACGTTTTATATTCAACACGGCGATGTTAAAATCTATCCACAAATTGATGAAAAATATAGATGCTTTGCTTTTAATAATACTGATGTGCTGCATGGTGCAGATCCGACATTTAAAACTAAAATTATTCTATCTACCGCAGGGATTATCGATCAAAAAAAACATAACGAATTATTATCACGAAGTATAAAGAAATTTTCTAATAAGGTGATTTACATAGATGACATTTGAATATTATTATAACGATGTTCCGGGAAAAGGGTTATGTAGGAATAATCTAATTTATACCAGTTTAATATCAACAGATAAAAAGGTATTTTGCCAGTGGTACCATAATGACACAGTATATCATCAAGGACAAAATGAAGTAGTAGATCCTGCGATTATGGACGAAAAATGGAATAGAGAAGTACAATTTTTAACAACTATGACATCTGAGTTTATTCCAAAAATTTTAGATATAAACGACCGAGAAAAAAAGATATATTTGTCTATCGACGGAGTAGATTTTTGGCAGCGTAGTTTAAACAATAGTAGTTATAACGAAGTATTGCCCGATTGGCAAGAACAAATGCTAACCATTATTAAAGAATATCGTCGGTTAGGTTGGTACAAATACAGTATGCACCCTAGTAGTTATTTTATAGTAGATGGGAGATTAAAAAGTATCAATTACTTTTTTACATATCAAGAAGGAGAACCGTTAATTAGCATTAAAGATGTTGAAAGTCATATATATTCTACGCGCCAAGAGGAACTTAAAAAATATACCGAACGCATGGGTATATCGTGGTCTGAACCTCAATCGTTTACAAAATTACAACATCTATGCTTTGAAAGTTTTAGAAAAAACTATCCTAACGATTTTATAAATAAAGCCCGAGAGATTTATAATGATTAAAGGTATTAATAATCATCCGTATATTGACATGTCGCAGCATATCGATATGCAAAGATTTGATGAATTGCAACCTGAAATAATTCGAGGATTTGCAGATGCGAGAGAATTTGCTAAAGAAGGAACTTGGATGACTCCTGCATTTAAGCTCGAAGATATGAGTTACATTCCTAATTGGAAGCCGATTTACAGAGCTATTGAAGAGTTCTTAGCATTACCCGACAACGATCCCATTAAAAAAGGTGGAATCGACTTATACAGAGATTTTGAAGATTTCCGTGTACGTAATAGATTTACCCGATATATTAAAATGGCTATGGGAGCATATGATCCTTACATCTATTATTTCTTATGGGAACAAGGAAGTTGGGACGATCGAACTTCGGCCCGTAATTTAACGCCGGAAGCAGAATTCTTTCCGGGAGTAGTTAAATGGGTTGAAGAAATGATTACCGATAACATTTTTGATCATATTGGGAGGGTAATTTTCTTTCATCGGGAAGCAGATGGAATACAATTTGAACACCGAGATTTAGATGGAACTAAAGGCATCCAAGATGGTTATACTCCTCATCGAAATGAATTCATTCATATACGCCCTAATTTAAAATCCCCTTTTTATTTGTGGGATCCAGAACAAAAAAATAAGGTTTATATTAATACTCGTGCAGCATGGTGGAACGATCAAGACTGGCATGGAGGCAACAGTATCATGGAACAAAGTTATGGATTACGTATCGACGGCCAATTTTCTGAACAATTTAGAACACAACTAGGACTACAGCATTTAGATAGTTATTGATATCCCGTGAAGGTGAACAGATATTTAGATGTATACCCGGCATTTGAACCGGCATGCCATGTGTCTAGAGCCGGGTATTGATAAACAGATCCTTGGGACTCATAATAAAAGCATTCTTTCTCGACCATAAACACATGCCCTGGTTGAGGAGGCGTTATAAAGCAGAAAAATCTAACTAACTTTCCCTTCTTTTCCCATTCGTGTTGCCATGGATTAATATCCCAATGCCATGGAACACATTTTCCTGGTCTAACTTCACTAATCCAAGTCATTAATGGAGTTGCATTTACAAATTCTCCAAATTTAGTTTCAACTGCCTGATCAAAATGTGTTCCTGCATTATAGTGTCGATATTCTAATGAATCACCGGCTGCATACCCCGATTCTATAATAAGTTTTTTTTGATGTAAATGATCTTCGTAAAATAAATCACCAGGTTGTAAATCCATGTTACTATGAAAGGGCGGTACATCATGTTGTTTAATCTGATCTATGACAAGGTTCCAGTTAATTAACGTAGAACAGTTTCCTATGTATAATTTCATAAAATAATAAACTCAGACGGCATAATATCTTCTAGTTCACTATAAAATTCTGCCTCCATTGTAAAAGAAACTATACCATTCTTATAATCAAAATTATTAATAATTCGTCGTTTATTTGCTCGATTTATCCATGGACTAATCTTTTCATCAAATAAAAACCTTCGATCGTCAATACTTAAAGACGGAGCATCGATTCGAACATTAATAGGATTATTACAGTTAGCCCAAAATAATCGTTGACGAATCACTAGTTGTATTCTATATAAATTTCCAAAATTTGCAGCACTATGTTTCCAACCAGCATCCATGATATACCACACGCCGTCTCGATAAACTGGATACATTTTTTCATCTTGTAAATTTATTAAGTAAGATTTATTACCTGCTAAATTTAAGTGATACCGGTCATCTATATCGGCATGACTAATATAGCATTTTCCTCCCTCTAATACAATTAATCTAGCTTCTCCTTTATCTTCGGGCATTGAATTATAAATCTTTTCCCATATTGTTCCTTTAAATTCTTCTTTAAGAATCCAAGGGTCATAAAAGAAATTACCCGTCGGACGATTTAATGTATAACGTAATTCATTTGAGGGTAACTCATCTAATGCTTGATCTATATCTGCCATGGATACTGTATATGGGGTTTTTGAAATCATAAAATATTTATGAGTGATTGTTAATCAGTAAATAACTCATGAAAGAATACAACTTATATAGTATCGACGGTGTTGAAATACCGTTTTCACCTAATTGGAACGATATAGCTATTAGTTTAAGTGGCGGTGCTGATAGCGCATTATTGGCGTATCTACTTTGTGAATTAGTTGAACAATATAATAAAGAAATTAATATACATCTCATTTCGCATATTCGAATGTGGAAAACACGACCGTGGCAACAATACGATGCAAATAGAATCTATCAATATCTAACTCAATTGTTTCCAAATTTAAAATTTATTCGTTACACAAATTTTATTGCGCCAGATCTCGAATATGGTTTCATCGGCCATTCTATTAATGACGAATACGGAAAGCAAGTAAGCGGTGATAATATTCAGATCAGGGCATATTCGGAATATGTATGTTACCATAATAAAGTTAATGCGTATTATAATGCTGTAACACGAAATCCTAAAAATGTTGATTTTTCGCTCGATGGCATGGATCGAAGAGATATAGAACCTACTGACGATAACACACATTTACAATTAATGGTTCATATGAATGTATTAGTAAGTCATCCATTTCGATTTACCGAAAAGTCGTGGGTAATAAAACAATATAAAAGTAAAAATTTAATGGATCTATTTAATCTCACTCGTAGCTGTGAAGGTGATTTTAAAAATCTAGATTATGTTACATATATACCGTACCAAGACGTGCCAGTATGCAACAACTGCTTTTGGTGTAAAGAGAGGAACTGGGCAATTGAACAAAACAAGTAATACATTCTGTATGCATCCGTTTACAGGATTAGCAACGAGAGAAGACGGAGCTATAAAAGTTTGTTGCCGTAGTCATCCTATCGGGTATATTCAAGAGAATACACTTGAAGAGATTTGGAATAACGACACAATGTGCCGAATTAGAAAACAAATACTCAATAATGAACGTCCTCCCGAATGCCAGCCCTGTTTTAGTCTCGAAGATCAAGGAGTCGAAAGTTTAAGACAGAGGCATATTGCAGGAATCATCCCAGAAGCAAGGATTACGTTATACCCTACCGCATTAGATAGTTTAAAAGATGACTATACGATGCCGTTTGAAATTCCTACGATGGAAATTAAAATAAACAATTTATGCAATCTCAAATGTCGCATGTGCAATCCTACCGATAGCACTAGTTGGACAGATTGGAAGGAAATTGAAGAATTTTATATTAAAGAGGATAATTTTTTAGTTGACAATATTAATATGCTCAATTTATTAAAACATCCCTATTTAGACAAGTTTCAAAATAATCCTAATTGGTGGGAAAGTTTTGAAAAATTACTACCTCATTTTCGTAGGGTAGAATTTGCCGGAGGCGAACCGTTAATGGATCCACAGCATTATCGAATACTTGATATGCTTATACCGTACGGAAATAACATCCAAATTAAATATGCAACTAATCTAACCATGCTCGGCAAAGGCATTCACACGATTCATGAATATTGGCCAAAATTTTCAAGTGTAGCAGTTAACGTAAGTATAGACGGATACAAAGACAGTTACGAGTATATTCGTAGAAATGCTAATTGGAATCAGTTAATTGAAAATATCAAATCAATACAGACTATTCCAAATATTGATCGAATCGTCGGAGCAGTTGCGGTACAAGTTAGTAATATATTAGTATTAGATAAAATGATCGAATACTTCTTAGATGAATTAGGGGTTGTTTTTTACACAAATATGGTAAGGTATCCAAGTGTACTCTCTATACAAGTATTACCGTTTGAATTGAAATCATTAGTTACACTACGTTTGAAATTAACAAAATGTAAAGTTTCTAAGTTTAAGTATGTACAAGAAAATCCAATTCTTGAAGAAATAACACTTAAACAAATAGATGGAGTAATTAATTTCTTATGGGCTAGTGATGACAGTGACCTTTGGAAAGATTGCATTGAATATAATACAAGATTGGATAAAAGTCGTAATTCTTTAAAATTTGAAGAAGTAACGCCAGAATTTAAAATGTTTTTATGAATCAATTTAAACTAACAATAACAAATCAAGTAGACGATTTTGACCTGTACTTTGATATTTTTGAAACAAATATTGCTAAAAAATGGAAACTGGAAATAGAGAACGCATATTCGTTATTCGAAACCGAACGATTCACTAATTGGCCTAACAGTTTGAAAACTCGCAATTATTATACAGCAGAATTAAATAAACAGATTGACATTATTAACTTTTATCATCCAAATTCTATAGATGCTGTGTTTGATGAAAATGCAACACAAGAAACAATGAATTACTTACATAAGTTTTTTGAAGTTTTACGCGGTCCAGTTAACGAAGGCACAGAATGGTATAATAATGCTAACCCGATTGCTCAAGATGCATTGTCACAGTATAATGTCCTTATCCATGAATACGAACATTTTTGTTTTAATGAAACAGCAATTAAAGAAACAAATCATCCATACGCAACAATCGTCGGAACTTATCATTGTGAAAGACATTGTCTAACAGATGGGGACTACGGACATTTTACATTTAAGTGGAAATTTGGTACTGTTTATATCAATTATTGTGAGATAGGAAAACCTTTATTAGATGTTTTTAAAGATAATGATCAGATAGTAGGGTCTAACAATATAAAACCTTTACAATATTATAGTGCAGATTTTCAAATTAAATTTGGTCCTAGTACATTAGATCATGTTTATAATCAACGAGTAAAGGATTTTTGTGATTGGTATGATCGTAAAGCTAACTATCTTTGCTCGTTAGGATTGTTTCGTTCTAATCGATTAGCATTAGGATTAATTCCTGTCGCATCGTTGAATATAAAAGATAGCAGACTTGAAAACTTGTCCGAAGTTGAAATTATTCAAAAACTAAGCAAATACAATCGTATTAAATCAACATGCATAAAATAACATCTCGATGGGGACAACACGATCAGCTTAGAATCGAATGGAATTTAGGAAAACGTTGTAATTACGATTGTTCATATTGCCCATCTGAAATACACGATCATAATAGTCCACATACAAATTTTGATATTTTAAAAACTACAATCGATAATTTATTAAAAATTAATAAGCCCTTGAGAATTAGTTTTACCGGCGGTGAACCGTGCGTACATCCTCGATTTAAAGAACTAGTTGATTATGCAAAACATAAAGGAATCTACTGGGTCAATGTAACTACAAACGGAACACGCCGCCCGGAATACTATATGAGTTTAAATGTAGATCATATTGTTTTTAGTTTGCATTTCGAACATGATTGGCGTAGGGTAATGACTACTATTATTAAAGTACAAAAAGAAAGCAATAAAACAATAATGGTTAACGTAATGGTTCATCCCGATAAGATCGAAGACGCAAAATTATGTTGTTCAAGATTTCAACTATCCAATGTTAAGTACACTCTCAGGCGTATTAGATGGACACAAGGAAATCACGATTTATTTGATGACATGCGATATCATCCCGACGATTTAGAATGGATGTTAAATCGAGAATCAACAGCACACGCTAACTGTGCTATTAATGACGGAGAATCATATGTTCACGCAAATGATATACTTAAACATAAACTTAATAGTTTCACTAATTGGACATGCAATGCAGGAATCGAAAGTTTAATGATCAATTGGGATGGAGAGATATTCCGAGCAACATGCCGAGTGGGCGGAAGTCTTGGAAACATTTACAATAATATATATAGTTTCCCTACGGACTCGATCACTTGCACACGTAATTGGTGTACTTGTGCCGCGGATATTCCTATAACTAAATATATTTCTTTAAATCTGCAAATTCCGGAAAAGTAGTAAAAAAATCATTGTTTCGGATTTTATCTTTACTAAATGTGTGTGCAAAAAAATCAGGTAACAATTTGCTATCGTCCGACGACCACATATGAGATAAAAATAGTTTAACATACTCATTAGATGAAAATTCACTCCAATGTTCTTCAACCCGTTGTTTTATCTCAATTGGCAATACCGTTAATTGATAGTATTTAGGATTAACCAATATAGTGTAAGTTATGCTATGAACTAACTCATTATCATTCATAAATTTATGAAGATTTAACGCATCGAACGCATTAAGTAGTTGTATAGTTAGTGCAAGATCAATTTTTACATTAGGACAACTGTTTTTAATTAAAGTTAAATTAGAAATTATATTGTCCCAGTTCGACGGATATCTTATATAATGGTTTCGGTTTTCACATGCATCTATACTAACACGTAATTCGATCTCATTAAAATGTGACCACATCTCAATAATATCATAATTTTTTAATTTTATATTTGTAAGATTACTATGGTATTTTAATCGAACATTAACTTTGTTTTTATTGATAAGATATTCTAAAATCTTAAAATGTTCTTCGATCATCATCGGTTCGCCGCCTTCGAATGCAATTTCTTCTAAGGTTTCGAGATTATCGTTAAAAAATCTATAAAAATCATCAATGTTATTAAATGATGCAGTTTTTGGCAAGTGGTTCTCTTCTATCGCAATCGATGTGCTTAATAACGGAGAGCACATCCGGCATTTTAAATTACATAAATTAGAAAATCCTGCACCACACCAAAATGCAATATATAATTCGTGCGTTTCAATCGGAATTTTAGGCAGTAAATGCTCGTATTTTTCATTTGAGAATATTCGATGACTCTTATGGCCAGCTTGCTCTTTTTGAATACAACGAATACAAGACGGCGGCAACTTCGACCCTGTTAAAAACTGTTGTCGAAACTCTGTCCATTTTTTATTATCAGTAGAATATATATCATATAAGGATTCTTCGATGGTTGATCCAAAAGAATACTCATGATTAATGCAACAAGGTACAGCTCTCCCATGCCATATCCTCACGCTCATGAATGGCAATATACAAAAATGTTGAGGTAAACTTTTCATTTATATTTTGTTACATGTGTCTCAGGTTGACATCCGCATAATGTTCGTGGACAAATGATTGATTTAAATTCAACATCATCTAAGTTAAAATCATTATCTGAAAAAACGTTAAATATTTTACCGTTAAATATTCCTTCCTGACATGATCCTGTTACGGTACCGTCAAAGTTTATCAATAACGTTTCTAATCCGACGTTGCATGTCCATCCTTTAAAATAATTCCATTTATTAACAATGATGGTTTCTGGACGAGCAACCATTATTGACTCATCGTCGAATAATACCACACTCTCATATATACGCAAGTTGTTAAAGTTTTTTAATAGCCAATCCGAGTCTGGTAATCGTTTCATACTTTGTGAACAATAGTCGAGTTGATCTTGAGTATATGAATCAACGTCCATTCCGGGAGCCATTATTACTTCTTTTGTTTGTATATACCACGGATATTTGCTAGTTTTCATTTTTTCAACAGCGGCAACACACTCGTCCCATTTTTCTGCGTTCATTAACACAAGTGACGTGACTTTTAATCCTTCTTCAAATAGCGTATCTGCAACTGCAATATGATGATCGATATCTCCATATTCTTGATGAAAACTCAAGACCGCATCATCAAAATATTTAGAATTTTCTTTCCACCACCGAATCGTTCTAGAACCGTTTGAAATAATAGTAATATAAACATTATGTGTTTTTTTTATTTCTTCGCAAAAATAACTAATATGCGGCCATAAAGATGGATCACCGCCTCCTGTGATTTGCAAATGAAATCGGGTTTTATTTAACTTGCGTTCATATATATCAAATAATTTTCTAAAATTGTTAATTACAGTATCGACATTTTTTGGGTATCTAAATTTTCCGTCTTTTTGTCCTGGAAAACAATATGAACAATCAAAGTTGCAAATATCAGTAGGCAAAAATCTTACATGTAACGTAGATTGCTCTTGAGTTGAAATTATCTTAATAGGGATACGTTTATTCATACTAATCCTTTTAATTCCGGAAACGTGCTAGAAAAATCAGTTCCTCTAATTCTATCTAAATTTTTTATATATTCAGAAAAATCTGGCAACAAATGACTCAAATCTTCACATTCGATAAAGTCGATTCCGCTGTCCCACCTTTTCCATCCGTATGAACTCACATTCCAAAAAACGTCATCGGTTGTGTAGTTTTTCTGTAACCATAGTTTAAATTCTTCAAACCGTTTTCTTAATTCTTGTTTGTATTCCAATGGCAGTATCTTTGCACTAAGGAAAGTTGGAATATATAAAAAATGCATGTTAATTAGCCCTCCTCCCATTACGAATTCTCCGGGCATAACTGATAAATTTATTTTTTTATAATTTTGTGAAATTTTCCATTTTACAAAATCTGGTAGATGCATTACATTTAATACTTGAATAGCCGTTGCAATGCTTACTACTACATTATCCGGTGTATTATCTAACATGTGTAATGCCCTCTCAACTTCGGCCCATTTTGTAGGAAATCTTATATAATGATTTCGATCTCCATATGCATCTATACTAATTGCAAATTTAACCTGTTTAAAATAAGACCAAAGATCTATAATTTCATCAGTTAAAAATACTCCATTACTTGAGTATCTAACAACTATGTCTTTTGCATATCCTCGGCGAATAATTTCCTCCAAAAACAATTTATGTTCCTTGATCATTAATGGTTCGCCACCGGCAAAATATACTTGCTTTAAGTTTGGTATTTGATCATAAATATCGGACCAAAACGACGGTTGCTCATACCATCGATTGTTAAACGATATGTCATCAAACTCAATTTGGCTCCTTACTACACTACTAGATGTTACAGACATTAGCTTAGAATGATCTTGTAACCATCTACTACTATCATGCGGGCTACACATTACACATTTTAAATTACACGTATTTCCTAATCTCAAGTCTAAATACCGAAATTTATTCGAGATCGAACCATCTTGATTAGTCGAAGTTACTAATTCATTAATATCTATACCTTCTTCGATCCAGTATTTTGTCTCCCATACTCTCTTACTAACCACTCCGGATGATTCTTCTTTAAAACATTTTGTACAACTTTTTGGAATTTGATTACTTAACATTTGTAATCTTACTGATTTCATATAATCATTGTTCCATGCTTCTAAGGGAGATTCTCGTGAAAAATTAGCGGGACCGCCGTGAAAGTGTTTTACTAGCCCGATTTCGATCTCATTTGTTTCAGCGCCGCTTGCATTAGATGTGCAACATAATCGCATATCACCGTTCGGCCTAGTTGCCAAATGAATCCATGGTAATATACAAAACGTCGATGACGAGTTCGCTGTAATTTCATCGCATAGTGATTTTAACTCGCTAGTCATTTAACTTTAAAACTTCTACAAATTGATTTGACGGTTTTGATAAATTATTTTTTTCCATTTTGCCACATATTCTAGCACACATAATTAGTTTTTTTGTAGTCCAGTATTCGTTCCATAAATTCTGATATTCATAAGAATTTATTATAGTTTTAATATCATATGTTAGCGCGTGTACTCGTTCAATACCACCGAACGAATTAATTAACTCATTATATTGATCTACAATTGTATTTCTTACCTCAGAAGCATAATCGTCGGGTTCGATATATGTATACGGAATGCTAGCAAGCCAACAACATGGAAATACATTTCGATAAGCATCGATATATATTTCTTTATTTCGATCTGCATAGCAATGAATTGTTGATGTTTCAATAACTTCCTTATATGAATCAATAGTATTCTTATCTATAAAGGTTAATTTGTTTGTAGTCGGGGGTTCGATATAATAAAGATGTTCATTGTTTTTATTTTTAACAGAATACCTTGGTTCTAAAACAAATCGCGAACTATTTTTAACTGTAAACTTTTTAAATCCGTACTGTTTGGCAATTTCTTTTGCTTGTTCTTCTTGGTGTTCGTTGTGTTTAAATTTTATAAAACACCACTCAGCTATTCCGCCGGCCTCAATAAATGCTAACGCATTTTGTAAAATAAGGTTGTATTTTGTACCAATTCGATAAATTTCGTGCGTATCGCCTACCCCATCTAATGCAAATATTACATTATGATTTTTTGGAAGTACCTTTGCTAATGTTTTCCACCAATCGACCTGACGGGCACTACCATTTGTATGGATTCGCAAATATTGATCGGGAGAATTTATAGAAACATACTGACACATTTCGATAAGATCATTATTTAAAATCGGATCACCAAAATTACCACAGAAATACATGCCTTCTATCTGATTGAGAACATCTTGTGTGATTATTTTCTTAAATTCATCAAGGGTCCAATTTTGATTTTTTATCAAAGGATTATCAATCCCCCCGTGAATGTTCCTTGCGCACATAGGGCAACTTGCTTGACAATTATTGCTAATTTCTAGATGTATCTGTTTTAAATTTTCAAAAGTAAACATAAAATAAATATTTTTCTCAACTATTTACATAAGAAACAACATTGTATGAAATTTATTGGCAATTATAATTACATCGACCCTAAATGGATTGAATATGTCTTGAGTAATCCAGGATACGGTCGTCCAAAAGAAGGTAAAAGACCCGATAGTCCCGAAGAAGAACAAGAATATACGATTGCACGAAATGCAGGGTACAATGATAATGCAATTTATTTTTGGATGTTCGACAACTCAAACTTCCCATTCGATTTAGATCTACCATTCATTGATAAACCGTATCATTGGTGGATTACTAAAATGTTACCGGGGAACTTTATGCCAATGCACATTGATCCACATACTGTATATCAAAAAAATAGTAAACGATTGTGGTTACCGTGGCAAGACTGGGAAGCAGGACATGTCTTTGCATATGAGGATATTGTTCTTACAAAGTATCGAAAAGGCGATGTTTGGGAATATGAATCAGCAACTGGTTTGCACGGTGCTGCCAATATCGGGCATGTCCCTAGAATTATATTACAAGTGAGTACATATGATGTATAAAAAATTATATAACAAGATCACCTCCTGGAAAAAATCATCGGTGGTGTCGTTCTATAATAATCAACCATTGCCGGTTCTTCCCGAAACATATTTTTTTATTCACGAATATGATGATGACGGATTATATATATATGATGATCATCAGGCAATATATTATCACAATGATGGATCAACATTTTTATTAACAGATGAATATCTTGTCTCCGACTGGTATGTATTAAAAGCGTTATATGATTCTAATACGGTTCCAATGTCAATTCCGGTCGAATTCACCGAATATAAACATTTTGGATACTATCATTTTCAGAGTCCTACCGGGCACATTGGTGACCCTTGGATTATACAGCCTTATTATACTACCGAATATTGGATTAAATTGGCCGATATTATTACTAATCTTATTGTTGCATTAAAAGAAGGCAACCATCCGTTTCCTTCAGATGCAATAAATCTTCCGACATTTATCTATGATGGCGACAACAGTTATTATTCTCATGCGTCAGGAACCAATAGAATAGTGTTTAATAATACTTGTAATTTTTTTATAACTGAACAGTTTAAACGATTTAAATTATACAGTATAAATATTAGAGAAGCACTTGTATTAGATCCAAGTAGAGATGAATTGCTTTCAAATATCAACTGGACATACATTCGTAAGTATATTAAAGAAAAATGGTTACCATTAAGAATCACGAAGCCGAATTTGTAGTATTTCAAGGAACAGTTGAATCAATGAGATTTACCTCGAACTTATGGAAATTCCAGGAAACATTTCGTCAATTGCTCGGCCCAACATCGAAAAATACTCATTTTACTATGACCTATAACGGAATCACTCGCATATTTGCAGATCCGACAAATTGGGACAATCCAACTTGTTGTGCAGCATGTCGAGAAGCAGCGAAATCACTTAAATTATCATAATGGCCATTTTCCTCATAAGTGACACACATTTTGAGCATACATCTATGTATGAAAAGGTATATGCTGGAAACAGATTACGACCTTGGAATACCTATGAAGAAGGTGATAATATAATAATTGAACGTTGGAACAACACCGTAAATGAATCCGATACTGTGTTTCATTTAGGCGATATTATCGGTCAAACTGAAGAGTCTTTATCAGTATTAGCTCGATTAAATGGCAACAAGGTTTTAATTAGGGGAAATCATGATACAGGAGATTTAGCATTATATACAAAATACTTTTCTAATGTATATGGATGCTACGAACTTGGTGATCTTTTACTTACCCACATACCAGCTCACCCTATGCTTCGATGTAAAAATCTAGCAAATGTACACGGTCACATGCACGGATTAATGATGGATGTGGATCCTTGGTACTTTGATGTATCGGTAGAGGTCATTAATTACACTCCAATTTTACTAGAAGATCTTCTTATCAAAATTAAAGAAAGACAAGAATCACCGAATCAATTTACCTATAATCATATATCTTGTATATAACGGTAATGCTAGTTCCCCTGCCCATAGTTCCTGAAGATGACATTGCTGTTTAAATTCATCTAACGAATGCGCAATTCTACAATGTTCGTCAATCTCATAATTATTACTCTGGACTACTACTAAACTATCAGGCAATAGTAATTCTAACCATTGTTCATACGCTGCTTGTGAAATGTGTTCGGCGCTAGTATTAATGGCAATAGGATTAGGCCCGAAATTAGGATATGTTTCCATTGGTCGACAAACTGATCGAAACCTTCCTTGAATTTCTTCAACCTTGTTCATAGTAACAGCCGTTTCTAAACAATCAATGTCGATATCAACACTTTCGATTTTGTCTATAGGAATATCTGATTGGAATAACATACTAGCTAAAACGCCTACCCAACCACCATATATAGTAATATTCGCTGGGTGGTCGATGTACGGACGTAAATTGTTAATTAGCCATTCTTTACTTTTTAATTGTCCTCCCCAAAACGCTTCTAATGTTCGCAATGGATTCTCACTATTTCGAATAGCATCCATCCAAAATTTAATATGATCTAAATTTATCTGCATTTTGGTATTTTACTATCTGCTGAACTAACACATCTCGGAGTTGTGCATATAACTGGATTATTAAATAACTCAAACCCATCAGTTAATGTACCTAATGGTTCATCATAACAGCTATAACTCCTTTTAACTTCATTCCCACGTATAACTACACTTTGAAATCCACTGTTGCAATTCCACCCGTTAAACTGATTAAAATTAAATGCGTTAAACCGTTCAGCTTGATCAAATTGATAATTATTATCATTTTTATCAAATAACGATATTTGATATAATTCTTTTCCGCAAACATGTTGAGGAAATCCCTCTTGCATTAAATCAATCATACGATCAGTATAGCCATCAATAATAGAACTAGCAGTAACATTACTTTGAGGTTTTAATGTAACATTAATCCCTTTGTCGTGGAATCGTTTACATCGATCATACAAATCATAAAATTGACTAGGAATCATAACTTGATTAATAGTTACAAATATTCCCTGCTCCATGAGCATTAAAATTTTATTAGCAAATTCTATTTCATTGGCAAATTCTGTATGAAAACTCGCTGTAATCGATACCCTATCAAGCCATCTTGTAGCGGTTGTCCACTTTTTCCAATATTTATAGGGCGGACTTAGATTTGTTGTCATATGTAATGACTGATATGATTGGCTATCATTCAAATAACTGATTAATTTATTTAGGTTCTTATATACTGTAGGTTCTCCACCGCTAAACGACCAATGAAATTCTGTAAATCCATTTAATCGAGCTTGATATTTAATTTGATTAATTGTATTATAATATACATTCAAATCTAAATAATCCGGAATTGACGAATTTGCGTAAGGCCAACAGTAACTACACTTGTAATTGCAAAATCTTCCTAATATCCAACTTACAGAAAATAACGGTTGATCAATCATTGTCCTTTGACCGAATCGAACGATATTATTAAAAGGAATGTTGGAAAAACTCATACTGATATTTAATCACAAATAATGTACACACAAATAAATAAGAAATGATACCGATATACATAGGTTACGATCCAAAAGAAGCACTTGCTTATCATGTATGTACAAATAGTATTATAAGACATGCTACATCTCCCGTGTCTTTCATACCACTATCATTGAATACATTATGCAATTATACTGAGACGCACAATGACGGTAGTAATCAGTTTATCTATACTAGATTTCTAGTTCCTAGTTTACAAAATTATAAAGGATGGGCTATCTATATAGATAGCGATATAATTCTAAAAGCAGATATTGCAGAATTATGGAATTTAAGAGATAACTCTAAAGCAGTGATGTGTGTGCATCATGATTATAAAACAACATCATCTTTTAAATATTTTGGAAATAAAAATGAAGATTATCCTAGAAAAAATTGGTCGAGTGTAATTCTTTGGAATTGCGATCATAAATTAAATCAAAATTTATCACCAAGAATCGTTCAACAACATCCCGGATCATATTTACACCGGTTTTCTTGGATTCCAGATACGTTTATAGGAGAAATCCCGAATACATGGAATTGGCTTCCTGACGAATTTGGCACATCAGAGAATGCAAAACTGATACATTATACGTTAGGTGTTCCTGATATCTATACTAATGTAGCGATGGCTAGCGATTGGCAACAAGAAAAAAATCATGCGCTCAAAATTGGTTGACGCATGATGATAGTTTTTGTATACTTTAACTGTAGACGTGAGCGGAATTGGTATACCTCCTCCCTTCGGGGAGGGAAGTGGGCTAGGCTATAACGCTGCCTTTGGAGGTTCGAATCCTCCCGTCTGCACCATTTTAACTTACTATTAGGCATAACAATGAAGGCTCTTTTATTTTTTCTTTTGATTCCTACTTCAGTTTTTGCTTGGCAAGACGATCCATACGAGTTATTCAATTCATCAAGTACAATGTACAATAGTTCACAAATTGAAATTCATTCTGTTAATACTGACAACGATGGAATGTGGAAAGTATGTGAAAAAGAAAGTCGTAAACGAGGATTCAATGGTTTTCCTAACAGGGTATATGCCTGTAGTTTTTGGAATGAAGGCGGACAACATAAATGTTCTATCTATATTCCTAAATACACCGACATGCATCAACTAGGACACGAAATAAGGCATTGTTTTTACGGAGCATGGCACCCGTGATAAGCAAGAGTTCTGAACGACACGCTAAACTAAAACAAAATCATATCGATCGATGTCTAGAAAAGGGCAGAGACCCAACTGATTATGTTAATGTCTTAGACGAGTGGGAACGTATATCACAAGAAAAAGAAGCCGATCCGGAATGGGCTAAAAACAATCTCGAATACGATTTACGCTCAACTGATTGGATACTAAATAAAGTTCGTTCGTCAGATGATTATGCAGGTGCATTATATTCAGCATTGTGCAATAATGACTTCATTAAACGAGAAATGTGGCAAATCCTAAAAGAAGATACATGGGGTTGTTCATGGAGATATGCCGGGGGTATAGTCGCCGATATGAAAGAGCACGGAGACTATATAGACTGGTATTGTCATGGTAATGAAGGATATGTATCTGAAGAAATCAAAGAAGACTTATATGAATTAGGTTGGATAGTTGTAACAAACGGAGAGTAAATACAAGCGAATGGCTAAAAAAGATGATGTTATTGAATTGAAGGGAGTAGTAAAAGAAGTATTACCAGGTAATATGTACCGGGTTAAGGTAGAGGAACTCCCTGATTTGCTCCTGTGTTACCTTGGAGGTAAATTAAAACAGCACAAGATTAGAATTATCTTAGGTGATGCTGTAAAACTCGAAATCAGTCCATATGATTTAACCAAAGGAAGGGTAACATACCGATTATGACATGAATGGGCTAATGGAAACTATCTGTCTAATATGTAATGCTATTAGACTTAACACCGAAAGAGGAGTTTGTTTCCATAAGCTAATGTCTATTATTCGCAAAGAATTTCGAATACACGGAATTGATCTACACATCCGATCTCATAGAAGACAATCATTAGATCCCGCTGAATATTATGTTAATGCCTATTACGATTCGGAAAATGATCGTAATTTTGATATAGCTATTGAAGTAATCATTTATCATAATTTTAAGAAAAAAATCGACTGGGATCGATATCATGTCACAGAATTACTAATACAAATTTTTGATGCAGTTATCCATGAATACAAGCATCGTAGACAAAGCATTAAAAGAAATCATAAAAGTTTTTGGGCAACATCGTCTGTTGTAAACGAATATTTGAGCGATCCGGACGAAATAGATGCATATGCGTTCTCGATTGCTGTAGAACTTTGTCGATCATTGGGCAAATATCGCGCATTAAAATACATGTCTAAGTTAACTACATTAAGTAGGATTAAAATTCGAACAAGATACGCGAGTCCTACTTTATACGGGTACGTCAAGGAATTTCAATCAATTGATCATCCTGTTCTTATCAAACTTTCCAAAAAAATTTATAAAAGATTACTAAAGGTTGACACTGACACTATTTTCATGTAAACTGTTTTTATTTTCAACAAACACCATGAAATTTAAAGTAGTCTCCGATCTTCATTTAGAATTTTCTGACATTGAGATTCCAAATAATGGATGCGATGTGCTAGTTCTTAGTGGAGATATTATGTTAGCAGACGTATTACATGATTTTCCTGCTGACTATGATAACACTAATATTGTTTCCAAGCGGCAAGCACAAGCAACTCGATTCAGGAATTTTTTAAGATACTGTTCTGAAGATTTCCCACATGTTGTCTACATTGCAGGGAATCATGAATTCTACCACGGAAAATTTTATCAGTCACTTGATACTTTAAGGGAGGAATGCGCACAGTTTAATAATGTTCATTTCTTAGAAGACAACTCAGTTACAATCGATGATACTATTTTTGTCGGAGGCACACTTTGGACCGATATGAACGACTGCGATCCTCTTACAATGATGCGTTCGGAACAAGGTATGAACGATTATCATATCATTAAAAACGACCAAAAAGGGTACAGGTCAATCGATGCAATGGATACTATTAAGCGGCATCGTAAAACTTTAGAATACATCAGTGTAGTTGTAGACAATGCACCAGCCGACAAAAAGATTGTAGTCGTAGGGCATCATTCACCTAGTCATCAAAGTGTTGATTCTCGATATAAGAATGATATTCTTAACGGAGCATATGCGACTGATCTTACAGACTTTATTCTTGACCGGCCTCGAATTAAAGTTTGGACCCATGGACATATGCATAAAAGAAACGATTACATGATTGGCCCAACTCGAATCGTATGTAATCCCCGAGGATATCACCAACATGGTTATGGAGAAGACACTGGTTGGGATATCGATCTGGTTGTAGAAATTTAAAAGAGGTATTATAATGTCAACTGAAAATGAAGGAACAATTCGCGTTAGTGAGATGATTTTACAAACTAACAATAATATGTTCGAATTTAATAAAAAGATCGCCGAACATGTTGAACTTTTAGAAAACACGATCGTCGAACTTCAAAATGAAATCAATCAACTTAAAGGTGAAACAAATGGATATGAAGAATAAAGAAGAACTTGATGCTCTCAAGAACTGGCTAAATGGTATGCTTAAGATCGAAAAGGTCACTGTTACGTTTACTAAGCAAGACGGTTCTGAACGAGTGATGAAGTGTACTGCAAATCCTATTTACTTTAACAACAAGGTAGACGAAGTTGTTAATCGTAACGAGGATGTGTGTACTGTATATGATTTAGAAGTTGACGAGTGGCGTAGTTTCAGATACGAGTCAATCAAGCGTATTGAATTTAGCACTCTTTCAGACGAATGAACCAAGATACTAAAGATATTGTCTTAGACAGATTTACTGTACTAAGCGAAAGTAAGGTGTGTGTCCTACACTATAATGAGCGTGTAGGCACACCAAATGTTCGTTATATTTTTGATAGCGAAACACTCGAACTCAAATCGGTTGAAATTATTAAATGAAAACTAGAGAATACATTGACGATAGGTGTGAAGTTATTTGTGAAGATAACGGTCGCAAAATGGTAGCAGAAGTATTATCATATACACAGAAGAAGAGTTTAACGGTCAGCATAGATCGTAGTCTCAAACTTACACTTATGTGGAATGGTAGGGTGTACGAAGGCAACCAAGGACCGTTAAGTTTTGTTAGCAATGGCCCGGACATTAGAGTAGTAAAATTAAGACGATGAACAATACACCAAATGCATTAGTGTATTTTATAGGGATTTTTGCAGGATTGTTTGCAGGAGTTTTTACAATGTATATGGGTTATGTTAATGATAATCTGTTACTTTCCAAACACAATTATATCTGTGTAGATGCAGAGCCTACGGATAATGATCCTAGCATTGTAGCATGTACTATTGTACTTAGAAAAGGCAGTCATGCTTACAATCAATATCTGGAGTTAGCAAATGACCGCACTAATTAAAGAAGATGTGGAACGTATCATTGATCAGTACATCATCGAACGTCTTCAAAATTATAACAATCTCAAAGAAGAACTTAGACAGATTAAAAGTGGCGAATTAGTAGTTGTTCCTGCAAGTAAAACACACGCAGAAAACTTAATTCGAATGGGTCAATTTTACTTAGATACATCAAATGAAAATTAATCTACTTAAAAATGCAGGATCGGCAAAATCAGAAGTTCGTAAAATGCTAAAGGAGTTAGCAATACAGTTTGCATATGAATACGACATTATCGAAAAAGAAGCAGTATTCTACGCACTCACCGATAGTACAGTTAGAAAAGAGTTTTGCAATTATTTAAACGATAACGACATTCTTCACGTTACGATTTACCGGGTAACAAAAAGTAATGGGGAAGATTTAGCCTGCGGATTTGACATTGAAGAAGATTCGTTGTATACTGCTGCTATTTTAAAATATTCATAAGGAGTAAAAATGCCACATTTGGTACCAATGGTTGTTGAACAAGAAGCGCGTGGTGAACGTAGTTATGACATTTACAGTCGGCTGCTTAAAGATCGTATTATTATGCTCGACACCGATGTTAATGAACATTCAGCAAGTCTTATCGTAGCACAGTTGCTATTTTTAGAAAGTCAAGGAAATGAAGATATTAACTTTTTTATTAACAGCCCCGGCGGTGTTGTTACTGCTGGTATGGCTATCTACGATACTATGCAGTTTATTAATCCTGACGTTGCTACTATCGTTATGGGGCAAGCCTGTTCCATGGGTAGCTTACTTGCTACAGCAGGTGCTCCTGGCAAGCGAAAGATGCTACCTAATGCTCGTCACATGATTCATCAGCCGAGTGGAGGTGCAGGCGGTCAAGCAACTGACATGGAAATTCAAGTTAAGGAAATCTTGAAGATGAAAAAATCTTTGACTGAGATTTATGTTAAGCATAATTCAAAGGGTAAGACATATGACGAGTTCCATCGTGATATGGAACGTGATTACTTCATGAGTGCAGAAGAAGCACTTGCATATGGTCTTATTGACGAGATCGTAACTAATCGATAATTCAACTTGACAGTTACGGCTGACGGCACTATAATAATTAGTATATTAACTAATTGAGATAAACAAATGCGTCAGCCGTGGCAAGTCATCACCGATCTTGAAGCAGACAACAGCCGTCTTGCTAAAGAAGCAATTATTAAAAGAGAAGCAGAAGCAAACAACACCGAATTTTTTGAAGGTGTACAAACTGCTCTCAATCCTCTAATCACTTTTGGTCTTAAACAAATCAATGAAAAAACTGACGAAGATGGTCCAGGTCTTACTTGGGATTCCTTTAGTCTTATTATCACTGGCTTTGTTAATCGTGAGCTTACCGGAAATTTGGCTCGCGATACTGTTAGCCGAATGATGTCATCTGCTACTAAAGAGCAGTGGAATAATTGGTATCGTAGAATTTTAATTAAGGACTTGCGCTGTGGTGTGAGTGAAAAGACAGTTAACAAGGTGGTAAATAAAAAATATGACCACTTTGCTATACCTGTCTTTAGTTGTCAATTGGCTCACGATTCTAATAATCATGAATCTAAGATTAGTGGAAAGAAATACGTCGAAGTCAAGCTGGATGGGGTTCGCGTTATCACTATCGTTTATCCAGATGGTCGTGTGGATCAGTTTAGTCGAAATGGTCGAGAACTTGTAAACTTCGATCATATTAAGAATCAATTTAGTTCCGTTGCAAATCACTTTACCGAACCGATGGTGTTCGACGGTGAAGTTATGTCTGCATCATTCCAAGATCTTATGAAACAAGTACATCGCAAAGAAGATGTTAACACAGCCGACGCGGTACTGCATTTGTTCGACATTATACCGTTAACTAGTTTTGAGAACGGATTCTGTCCTTTTAGGCAAGAAGATAGAAGCCGGCTGGTATATAGTTGGCATAAAATTAATAAGGATCAATTACCTAATATTGCTGTAGTTGGGCACGAACTTGTTGACCTCGATACCGTAGAAGGCGATAACAGATTAAAAGAAATTAATGCCCTTGCGCTCGAGGGCGGATACGAAGGGATTATGATGAAAGATCCCGAAGCACCGTATGAATGCAAGCGTAGTACAGCATGGCTCAAGTTAAAACCATTTATTGAGGTAAGTCTAAATGTTACTGATGTCGAAGAAGGTACTGGAAGGAATGTGGGACGCCTTGGTGCTCTTGTGTGCAGTGGTGTGGACGACAATAAGCACATCAATGTTAATGTTGGTAGTGGGTTTAGTGATAGTCAACGTGACGATTTTTGGAGTAATCGCGCTAGCCTGCATGGAACTATTGTGGAAGTTCGAGCAGATGCTATCACCCAAAACCAAGACGGAACATATAGTTTAAGGTTTCCTCGCTTTAAGGGGTTTAGAGGATTTAATAAAGGAGAAAAAATCTAATGACTCAAGACGAATCGTTAGAAGAAGTAATTGCCGATGGCATTAATTTCATGCAGAGTCTTACAAAACATTATGGCAACGAACGAGGCATGGAAATTTGGGAAACAATCGGCGAAGCAGTAGGTCGAGAAATTAAAGGCAAAATCTTCTTTGCTATGATTAACGGATCCCATAATAATCGTATGAAATTTACAGCAGATCTTGCTGAATACAAAGGAAATTCTGTATCAGTAATTAAAACTATTCGTCAGTATACTGGTCTCGGATTAAAGGAAGCTAAAGATATTTGGGTCGAAAGTAAAGGTAAATTTGTCACTATCGATGCCGACAATGACTCGATAAAACATCTTCGAGAGGAATTGCGAGCGTTAGGTTGTAGAATAATTTAAAGGAGAAAAATATGAGTGTCTTTTCAGACCAAAAAAAGTTTATGGAAGCAGGTGATCAAACTGTGGGGTATTTTAATGAAACACAGTTTAATATGTACGTTAATCTAATCGATGAAGAATATAATACAGAACTCAAAGATGCTATTGCGGCAAATGATCGGATTGAAATCTTTGACGCACTCTTAGACATTGTAGTTGTAACTATTGGTGCAATGCATTCACTAGGTGTAGATGCAGAAGGCGGATGGGACGAGGTCATGAAAACTAACTTTGCTAAGATCGATCCAGAAACTGGTAAGGTACGGAAGCGTGAAGATGGCAAAATCCTTAAGCCAGAAGGATGGGTAGCACCTGACTTAACTAAGTTTATTAAGTAATATGAGAAGAAATTATTGGACTTGTAGTAAATTTGCAGATTGGCTTCGTGGCACACCAAAAGGTGGCGCTAAGACTGGCCGTGAGTGGAGAGAATGGAAAGAAGCCTCTAAGGAAAAACATCCTATTCGCTACTGGATTGCTGAAGAAGGTCTCGACTACTTGCAAGATTTCATTTTTTGGCCGGTTGACAAGTTGTATGCAGTTAAGTATTGGATTGTTAATCGATACGTTTCTAAGACACACGCATTAACTTCTAACCTTAAAAAAGGCCAATATCACGAGTTTGATACTCGTATGCTCCACTGCTTGTTTGATGAACTTGTTAACTTCGTTGAAATCGAACAAGCATGGAGTCATATCTTATGGAACGATGAAGCTCATAGGATGTTTAAGGCTCCGTGGTACGCCAAAGGATGGTTTAGAACTCGTACATGGCGTGATCCCGAAGCGGGAATTTCGTATCTTAACTGGGCATCAAAGTTAACTTCTAAGGAAGATTACGGGCTTGAACCTGGAGATCCTAATTACGGTAAACTAACTCCTCAGGCCGAGACAGCAAGAGAAACCCTAGTGCTTTATTACTGGTGGAAAGATATTCGTCCAGCTCGTCCTGATCCGTATGATGCGAGCGGGTGGACAGAACTTTGTAATCGTCGCCGATCTAAAGAAGATGAGGACATGTGGTGGATTGAAGATCAAACTGACGAAGAGAAAGATGAGACACGATCGTCACTTAATATTTGTGACAAATTAGAAGAAGAATATGAAAAAGAAGACGAAGAGATGATGATTCGTTTAATTAAAATTCGACGCGGGCTATGGACTTAATCACCATAATTTTTCAGACTATAGTTAAGCAATTATAAGTATGTTAAAGAGACGAATAATTAATTTAATTCGAAAATGGCGAGCAGCTCGCAATATTAAGAAATTTTCAAAAAAAACTATGAAACCAGAAGATGTAATTTGTGCAATACCGTGGATGCATTTAGCATTTGAACCCAGCGGTAAAATCGTTCCCTGTTGTTTAACTTCACATCATAATTATTTTTCAGGTGATTTAACTAAAGAATCAATCGAAGAAATATGGAATAGTGAGAATATGAAATCCTTACGTCGAGAGATGTTAGAGGGTCGGGAACCAAAAATCTGTAGTACATGTTTCGACAGAGAACGTGTTACAGGAGAAAGTGCTAGAACTTTTCACGAGAAAGAATTCAAAGAAGTTGTTAAGAGAATTCCAGAAATTACACAGCCAGACGGCACATGTACTGAAATGAAATTACGATATTGGGATTTTAGATTCAGTAATTTGTGTAACTATAAATGTCGCAGTTGTGGGCCAAGATTTAGTAGTGCATGGGTGCCGGATGCTAAAAAATTAGGTCACATAAATGATCAGGATAAAGTGTGGAGTATTGAACAGGTTAGCAATATGTCTAACTATGACTTTTTAAAAGATCAAGTTCAATATGTGCAAAAAATTTATTTTGCAGGTGGAGAACCATTGTTAATGCCCGAACATTGGCAAATTTTAGATATGTTAGTTGAAAATCAAAAATTCAACATTAGAATATCATATAATACAAATGCGTCAACGTTAACTTATAGTGGAAAAAACGCATTGGATTATTGGAAAAAGTGGGATAATAATAAAGTTGAAGTTTGGCCTAGTATCGATGAAATTGGAGAACGTGCTGAACTTATTCGATCCGGAACTGTTTGGACAAAAGTTGAAGAGAATCTCAAAAAGATCACAGCATTAGATAATGTTTGGATTAGACCAGGCATCACAGTCGGCGCGTGGAATGTACGAAGATTACCTATAATTTTAAATCATTTAATCGATCTCGGTGTTATCAAAGAAAAATATAATTATGCAAATTTCTTTTTTAATATACTTCAAAACCCATCACATTATCATGTTCATATTCTACCCGAAGATTATCGATTAGAGACAATTAAAGAGTTAAATGATTTTGTAACCGACCATAATAACAAATATAATACTAACATCTCTCATTTGTTTACTCATATTTTGCACGAATTGGAAAAACCTCAGGATAAACAAGCAGTTAAAAATTTTTTACGGATTACTAATAATATTGATACATTGCGAAACGAAGACATCTGGACTACCATTCCGGAACTAGCATGTGTTAAACTTAGTGTAGACGATAATAACGAACTATAAGACCGGAGAATTTATGGATCCTTTTTTAAAAACACATTACCTTACAGTAACGGCTAGTAATTCAAAAACCGGCGATAAATTATCACTTTACTATTCGATTTTAGATACTAGTGTTAGCCATCGATGGATGACACTTATTGATAAAAGTAATGAATTAGAATATTCACTACGATATAATTATCGGAGAAATTTATCAATAGATGATATCGAAGAACGATTTGAACGTTTCAAAGAAAATATTTTATATATTAATTCTAATTACGATCGTCATTTAACTGAATTAATCGACATTGATCATTTAGATCAAAATCAGTATATTCTTAATGACCTCCATCAAGAATATGAAATCTATGGCGATCGACTAGCACATTTAATAGAGGTTGGTTATTTTAGTAAACCTTCTAATTTCCCCGACCTTTTTAATCCTGTATGGCCCGGCGACAAAAATTACAACGATAAAGTATTACATGAAAGATTTTTATTGTTGAATGAGCAAATTCATAATTTTGAAGCTATTTTTAGAAGTCGTAAAAGTGGCAATCCTATGTTATGTACGTGTTTATTCGACTTTATGCCTGCTGGACTTCACGAAGATTTAAATCCCGAAGATTTTTTCCTATTTTCTCCGGAACATCAGTGGGGATGGGCATATTTAGGTTACAATACATTAGGTAAACATTGGTCTAGCGCAAGTCATGATAACGATACTGAAGTTGTATTAAGAAAGCAAATACGACCACAACATCGATTTGCAGCCGAAACGTACTTAAATTTTACACTTCATACTAATGACTACAATACTAGAGTTAATCTTCATAATTGGTGGTTAAAAAATAACTTTAGTGAAACAATTAATCCTAAGATGTATCTCGATGAATTAGCTCTAGGATTTATTCCTGTTGCTAAACTTACGGGATATAAAGTTAATGATGATGAATTTAAAGAAATACTAGAACACATCGATTACGATGATCGAGAAGATTGGAATTTAAATATATGGAGCAAATTTGATTCTATTATCGATGTTAGAATCGGAGTTAAATCTAAAAAATGAATAGAATTATTCGAGTAAAACAAGTAGATGATGCTCCTGAGATGCAGCTTACATGGCTAATTAATAACATTTGCACTAACTCATGTTCGTATTGTCCTCCTACATTACATTCAGGCACTAATCATCATTATGAATGGAAAAATGCAAAAAGATTCTTTGAAATCCTCTTCGAAAAATATTCATCGGTTCATTGTAGCGTAGCCGGCGGAGAACCCAGTGTAAGTCCATTTTTTACAGATTTAATTAAAATATTTTATAATTCAGGACATTCTATTGGAATTACATCAAATGCTGCTAGGTCAGTTCGATTCTGGGAGGAGAATTCTAAATATTTAAATTATGTTTGTTTTTCATATCATCCCGAATCTCCGGATCCGCACTTTATTGAAAAAATAAATGTTGCAAAAATGCAAACTTTAGTTACTGTTAGGGTAATGATGTTACCTTCTAAATGGGATCACTGTGTCGAAATGTTCGAAAAACTTTCCGAACTTAATCACATTTGTGTAGAATCAGTGAGAATTTTTGATTGGGACGGTACTAACAAAACGGCACATGTATATACAGAAGATCAATTATTATGGTTTACACATAATGAAAGAAATCAATCTCTTAACAAAACTCCGGGCGTTGATAAAAAGGCAGTGAGAATTCTTTGCGATTATCATCTAGAGGACGGTACAGTTCTCGAGACTCCAAACGCGGTTGACTATATAAATTCAGGGATGACAAATTTTTACGGGTACACCTGTGAAGTTGGATTAAGGAGTTTATTTGTAGACTGGAGAGGACGTATTTTTCTTGGAAATTGCGGAGTAGGAGGAATAATCGGAAATATAAATTACCCTTCTACAATTCAATGGCCGACTACGTCTGTTGTTTGTAACAAAACTCTTTGTCATTGTGCAACCGATGTAAACATTAACAAATGGGTTTAACTGTGACCTTTTGTAATTATCTCCGAAATCAGTATCATTTTACGTATGATGTAATTAAACCGTGTTGCTGGATCAAGGACACAAAAGTAGATATTCGTGATAACAATATAAAAACCATAAGTGCTTCTTGGGCACAGATATCAGATTGGACACCATCTTGCGAATATTGCCATAAGTTAGAACTTAATGGTGCCGAGTCTCCTCGAACTTCAGCGTTTAAAGAAGACATATTCGATTACGACTCGGATCCTAGATCTCCTATAAAATTAGAAGTACAAATCGATGATACCTGTAATGCAGCGTGTCTCATGTGCGGGTCTTGGAACAGTTCAACTTGGCAGCAATATGTAGTGAATACTATGAAAGATAAGGTAATACTTAATCTTCGAGAAACCTCAATTAACGACCGAATAGACGCTATAAAAAGTACTATCGATTTTAATAAAGTTAAACAGATACATTTTTTTGGTGGAGAACCATTTAAAACTGATACACATCTTAGAGTTTTAAGAGAAGTTCAAAGGCCAAACGATACAAATCTTTTGTATGTCACTAACGGAAGCATCTTTCCAAATAAAGAAATAATAGATCTTTTAAGTTCGTTTAAATCAGTTACGATAGCAATTAGTATAGACGGAATAAATGAACATTTTAATTATTTACGATGGCCGTTACAGTGGAACAAGATTGAAGATAATTTACTAGAATATTCTAAATTGTCACCTTCTGTATTTAACATACAAGTTAGTTTTATTGCTACACCGTTTAATATGTATTATCAAGATAGGTATACAGAATGGGCTGTTGGGTTTTTTAAAAATTCGCATATTAATGGTTCGACCTGGTTTTTAAATCCTAACCCTGTTGATGGTATAATTAACTTATCATGTGTTCCTCCTAATTTGCAACATGCTATTCGTCAAAAATATGGCGAATCTCGTATAGTTAAATTGATAGAACCGTTTGATATTAAAAAATATAAAAATTTCATCAGGTATGTTCATTATCATGACCGATTTAGAAATTTAAATTGGAGAGAAACATTTCCTGAAATA